TAATAGAAGGATCACCTTCGTCATTTAGATCGCTGTGGATGTGTGCATTGGCCACTAGATTTTTTAGTGTGCCGAATACATCCATTGGCACATCTTCTACTGCTACTATGATGGGATTAAAATATGCGTATTTCATCTATTTCCTTATGATTGGCTGTCTAGGGTGGGCTCGAACCACCGACCCTCTGTTTAACAGACAGATGCTACTACCAACTGAGCTACTAGACAATAAACTGGTGCCCCTTGTCCGACTCGAACAGACCACCTACTGATTACAAATCAGTTGCTCTACCAGATGAGCTAAAGGGGCAAAACTTCAATAAGGTCCTTTGTTACGACCTTTTTCTAAAAAACACTGAATGCTATATCTAATGTCGCCTGCAAAATTTACAGGAGTCGTTCCATGGTGCAATCCATTGGCTTGAAATACTGCCACATTCTTTTCAGGAAGAATGGCTTTGATTTCATCATCTTCTTTATAAAGAAGATAACCGCCATAATTTGGATTCCAATCTGGATTCAAATAGATACTTACTGCACCTGCGGCATGACCATCGTTATGCCACGGGATATAACTGTAACGTGTCCAATAATAAAAATTGATAGTTGCTGTTTCAAACTCAACATCAATTTTCTCTCGGATAGTTTTAACAATGTCGTTGTATAGTTCCGGCTCGCCTTTAACATCATAGATCAGCACCGGAGCACTGTCTGCGACCAAACTGGCCTGCCAACAACGATGTGTTTTAAGGCACTGCTCGCCCTTGTAATACTTGTCGCGGGCAGTGGTCCTGCATCTTAGATAAAGTGCTTCGTCTAAGAAATTTTCAAATTTTTGAACTATTTTTTCTTTCTTCATAAATTCCTTGGTGGAGGATGGGAGGATCGAACTCCCACTTCATGCTTGCAAAGCACATGTGCTCCCATTATCACTAATCCCCCGTGAACTACTTATCTTACTGTCTGGCGGAATGACTGGGACTTGAACCCAGAAACCGGCTTTCACCGATCGACGGATTAGCAATCCGCTCCAATACCATTATGGGACCATTCCATTTACTGCTGGTGGGTCGTGACAGTCTCGAACTGCCGACATTCTGCGTGTAAGGCAGACGCTCTACCAACTGAGCTAACGACCCACTATCTATACTGAAGCACACTTAGGACGTTTCACGACGGCGGTGTCCTGGCCCTACCTAAACTATGTTCTAGGTTAAATGTGCTTTAGTATGGTGCCCCAGGACGGACTCGAACCGTCACGCTTGCGCACTGGCTTCTAAGACCAGCGTGTCTACCAATTCCACCACCAGGGCAATTTCTAACTAATATAGTATATTATATATTCTAATCACCTGCGTGTCAACAGCTTTGTGAAAAATAGATAAAATAAAATGGTACCAGCGGAGGGGATCGAACCCTCTCAAGAACGCTAATCTGGCGCTAAAAGGTGTATAAGACCTCTCTGACTTCCAAGTCTCGCTGGCAATGTGTTTGGTGCAACCTCCAGGGATCGAACCTGGTTCAATGGCTCTTCAGACCACCGCTATGACCACATCAGCTAAAGTTGCATTGGTACCCCTGCCCTGATTCGAACAGGGAGAACTTCTCCTTTTGAGAGAGACGACTTTACCAATTTGTCCACAGGGGCATTGGGGTGCTGTATGGGATTCGAACCCATACTACGAGATCCACAATCTCGGGTGCTAACCGTTACACTAACGGCACCATTGTTTGGCCGGTCTTGCAGGAATCGAACCCACACCCTCTGTTTCGAAGACAGAGATGATATCCATTTCACCAAAGACCGATAATTGGCACCCGGAGTAAGAATCGAACTTACAATAGCAGAGTCAAAGTCTGTTGTGTTACCACTACACTATCCGGGAACAACTTGGTGGTAATGATAGGACTCGAACCTACACTGGACACCGTATGAAGGTGCTGCACGACCATTATGCTACATTACCATATAGAAACACACTGGCTTGCAAGACTTCTACTAACCTTTCGATGGATGTCGCAGTTAGTATTCAATGTGTTTTCATATGGTAGGACGTATTGGATTCGAACCAATGACCAATAGATTAAAAGTCTACTGCTCTACCAACTGAGCTAACGTCCCACTAATCTTATCACTCTTGTCACTACTCATGACAGATCTCCTTTTTAAAAATTGGTACTCCGAACGGGTTTCGATCCCGCTTCTTCGCCTTGAAAGGGCAACGTTCTAGCCAGTAAACTACCGGAGTATATTTGGTAGCCAATGATGGGAACGATCCATCGACCCTCGCCTTATCAAGACGATGCTCTACCACTGAGCTAATTGGCTATGTTTGGCGGAAGCGGTGAGATTCGAACTCACGGACCATTTCTGATCGTCTGTTTTCAAGACAGGTGCAATAAACCGGACTCTGCCACACTTCCATTATTAGGTGCAGGGCTTCCACCTGACTTCCACCTCGCTTTATAGTCTGCGTGTCCAAGACTTGAATTGGCGTACCCCCAGGGACTCGAACCCCGACGAACAGTTTTGGAGACTGTGATGCTGCCATTACATTAGGGATACATTGGAGTGTCGGGTCAGATTTGAACTGACGGTTTTACGGATTTGCAATCCGTTGCAATGGGCCACTCTGCCACCGACACATGTTTGGTACTCGGTAGGGGAATCGAACCCCTCTTCCCGCCGTGAAAGGGCGGTGTCCTAGACCGATAGACGAACCGAGCAAATTTGGCGGACTGGACGGGACTCGAACCCGCGACCCCATGCGTGACAGGCATGTGCGCTAACCAACTGCGCCACCAGTCCTAAACTTCTGGTGCGACCTTCCGGAATCGAACCGGAACACCTTGCGGCGAGAGATTTTAAGTCTCTTGTGTCTACCTATTTCACCAAGGTCGCACTTTAAATTTGGTGGAGGAAGTAAGATTCGAACCTACTAGTCCCTAAGAAAACAGATTTACAGTCTGCCGCACCCCTCCAACTGTGCCGTTCCTCCATGTACTAATTATAACACACTCCCGGCCGTTTGTCAACAACCCGATGAAAACTATGTTTTCAATTTAAGGAATGTGTGTATTAAAACATTCTAATAACGCCTGCTATGCAGTACTACGCTATGGGTGTAGCCGTCCCTATAGAATGTTTTAATACGCTGTAATTTTTCATCTCACAAGAGAGACTTCATCCTACAGGCCGCCCGTTCGTCCATGTTTAGAGTGCAGACTGGGACCTCGTTTCCCTTACACACTTTGTACTAGTTTACGCTAAACGTGGGTGATTTCACCTTTGCTTCGTGATATATTCTAGCACGTTCAAACTTATCTTGAATAAGTTTTTGAAATTGCTCTTTAGTTAGAACATTTTCATAAGCCTGTTCAACAATACGTTCATTCAATTTTTCGTAATCTATCTTTTCCATTTTTCCTTTCCTTAAAAGCAAAAACCCCAGGGTGTTTAATCCTGGGGTCCTTTGAAGTTAGTGTGTACTTTTTGTGTTACACGACACTCTCCGTGGACCCCGAGGTAATCTCTGCTGGTAAACGATCATATGATAGACTATTCAATGACCAGCAAGAGGGCATACCCACTTGTTTGGCTATCGTATTAAATTGTCTATGTAATGATACAGTTTGCATTTCGTTTCCTAAAATTCTTATCACTATTTCTAGTGCATGTGTTTATTATACAACCACTTAGTCTACTTGTCAACCACTTTTGGCATTACTACCTAAAAAGTTTTTGATGTCTACTAAGCAACAGTACAAATTATAATGTCTTTTTATTTAGCCGTCAACAAAAATATGGCCTGATAATGTGGCTTTTTTGCCACATTTAATCAAATAGTGTTTCTCCGTTGATCAAAAGGTGCTTGCCAATTTCAAACAGTCCCACGCTGCCAGGAAGGTCCATTGCGGCCACATGTATCTGTGCGACACCATCGGCATCCATACTACATGCCACGAACTCTTTGATCTCGCCTTCGTCGATTGCCTGTCTAATAAAGTCGAGAACCTGCAACATGGCTTTCTTTTGTTCTTCTTCTTGAATTTCTTCTTTACGTTTTGTGTTGATACTTATGACTTCCATGGTCTTCCTTTAGAGTAGATGATCAGCGATGCCCAAATCGATAGCTTCTTGTGGTGTAAGATAGACATCGCTAGCCGGTAAAAGTTTTTTCTTGATCACACTCGGCGCAAGGCCAGTAGCTTCTTTTAGAACAGCTACCATCATATCGTTACTGATCTCGTTGCCTTTCATTGTGGCTTTGAGGTCGTGATACTTGCCTTCTGTATTTTCTGTAAATTGATGACACATATATGTGGCATTTTTTCCTGCGTATCGCTCTCCCTGCGTTCCGGAAGCTGCGATTAAAAATGCTGCGCTCATTGCAGAGCCAACTGTAATAGTACGAATAGGATGCTGACTAGTCCGCATAACATCAATCAGTGCAAATGCTGAGTATAGATCTCCGCCTGTGGAATTGATATACAAAGTAAGTGTTTTTTCTTTTTGATCTAGATTTTCGTAAACGATCCATTTGATACAATCGTTGATATTTTCGTCATCAATTTCCCCTGATAGAAAGTGTATCGAATTATCTAGTAATTTTACCTCAATGCGATCTGAAGCATTGAATTCATCAATCTTTTTCACAGTTGCTCCTTGGACAATATTACTTATCACAAAAGTAATTATAGCATCTGTTTATTAAAAAGCACCTACAATCCAACCGATAATAGCAACATACGTAAGATAATGGAGGGCTTGATCTAGACCAAACCAAATCCAAAACTTACGATCTGCAGGAGTTAGCCCCTGATTCAACTGCTGTTTCGCCCAATCAATATGATAGTGTACAACACCGTCAACGACTGCGGGTAAAACAGCCACTATACCAATAAACGGTGCAAGTATTAAAAATGTAAAAAGTGTATGAAATCCTGCATGATGAATTCCGCCGTCTGCTCCATAGATGCCCTTTTGGCTAATCATGTAGGGAAATTGCAGTAGAAAATCGCATACAAAATGCTTGATGCCAAATAGGGCTAAAAATACAATGATTATGGTCATTCTTTTTCCTTTGTGAGTTCACACAATAACAGAAAATGATCGTAGGCCTTACGAACACTTTCGTGCTTCATGAGCTTGTCCGCTTCATCTTGCATGGCTTTAACTGCTGCCTCGCAGGCTTCTCTAGCACTAGGCCATTCAAGCTGACGTGCTTCTTCACCAAACTCTTTGACTAGGTTTTCCCATGCTGCCATTTGTCCGGGAGTAAGCGGTTTTGATCTCGGACGAAGATCGCTGGCTTTTCTAATAGCTTCACTGATTTTATCTTCTGCAACACGCCCAGCGGCGATCATAGGAGCATACGCAGGATTGATATTAAACCTACGTGAGGAACCACCAGGATAAACATCTACCAAGTGGGTACCTTTTGGAAAGCTGTCGCAGAACTCAGTTGAGTATGTGCTATGCGGAACATAGCGTCGACCTTTTTTAACATAGAAGATTATTTCTTCAGACATCAATGTACACTTTCTTTTGCATCTACAGTACATTCAATTACCCAATTGTCAAATTGAGTAAACTTGTTTACTTCTACACCTAAGCCTACAGCTTCGTTTACAAAATGTTGTAGCAACGAATTATAAAGTTCGTCGGGCATTGTGTCTTTATCAAATCGAATTTTCATTCTTCAACTCCGAAATGTTGTTTCAATCTCACGCATACAACTCAATACCACTTGTTCTTGTGTTGGCGGTACAAAATGTCTAATCTCATTTGCTCTGCTACAAGCCTCTAAACATTCCTTGACAAGCAACTCGGCGAACTTTTCCATAAACTTTGTTTGCCCTTCCCAAGAAGGGTTGGATTCAAGTTTTGCCGCTTGGTCCCAAAGTTCTTTAATTCGTTCGTTCATAATGTCTAGTATCGTATAAGTTAAATTCTATAGCGTATCCAAATAATCCGATCATGCACATAATGCCAGCATGATCGCATTTGCGAGTGTAGGAAAAACTTAGATCAACGATTTGATGTGTGGCGTATCCATTAAATTCCCATGCATGATTTTGTCCAAGCAGGCCGTTGAACAAGAACAAGATGTCCCAACGGTTGCTCCACAGCCAATCAATTTGGAAATTAAAATGAATCATGATTTGAATACTTCTATGGCTTCGTTGTCAACATTCTCTACCATGTGCAACATAAATCGATATTGCTCCCATGCAGTTTTAACACTGGCGTTTTCTGACAGGTGCGTAGGAAACATATCTACCCAAACTGAATTTTCTGGTTGACGATGACGATGCAGTCCTTGTAAGCGTGGTTGCAAGATACGATTGGTATCCCAAAGCTCTTTGGCCACACGTTGACATTCATCATGATCGTAATCTTCAAGATAATCTGGACGATATAGATAATCGTTGATCACAGCCTCTAGGTGTTCTTCTCCGTCACGGATAGCTGTAGCCGCAATAACAAAAGCAACATCGTCCATGGCAACATCACCGTTGACAATATCACGTACACATCGACCTAGACTGAATCCAATTTTCATTATGTTCTCTTTACTTGTTGAAGATAATATATTATAACATCATTCTTGCGGTTTGTCAATGTTCAAAATGACTTCATCTAACCAGGGCTTGCAGGATTCCCATGTTCGGTAGATATGAGACTTGCCTCCTGCACTGATCCATTCTTCGCAGTTGCTGGTACGGTCATCGATTAGGACATCACCTGGTTGGCAATGTTTGTGTTTGTCAAAACTGTAGGGTCCAAAAAATACAGGAATTCCCGGAAAGCGTTCGTGTGCCCAAAATACTTTATCGCTGGCTGCATACTGTACGGCATCATCATGCGGTAGTGCTGTTAGAAATGCCAAATGCTCAATGACACCTTTGCTCAATAGGTCTTGGCAGTAGGCCACTAGTTCGTGTGCGCCTGGCTTGATTGGCAGATCACGATAGAAACGCTTTTTGGCTTTAACCTTGTCCCAATCTTGTTCCGGAATACGTTCACCGTAGTTCCAATTTCGATTGACAATGGCGCGAGCCGCGGGCATCCAATCTGCTACTACATCATCCATGTCTAGATAAATTTTCATACTAACCCCATTTTAATAAAAACATTGTGATTTCTTTTTTGTTTCGAAATTTAAACATATCGAAACTGATACGTTTTCCACAGCTATGTTGTTCACACCACGCTTGAATTGGATCAATATCAGATTCGTTGAGTCCAACCGCTAGCTGTAGACCTACTTCTGCTCTACCTGCTAATGTGTTACGATTAGCGGTATTGACCCAAAAGATTTTTCTATTCATGCCCACTTCATGGCAAACATTGTTGCATCATGCTCATTTTCAAAATACCAAACTCTACCATCTTGCTCACTAAGGTCACGGAACTTACTTTGGCAATGTTCTAGACACCATGTGAGTTTTTCAGCAAACTCAATGTCGTTGCCAATATGTACATCGTGATAGGTTTCTAACAGATTCATAAGACGTTCGTCTGCCCTCAAATCATGTTCTGCTTTGATAGCTTTGAAAATAGTAGAGGTTCTCATCTCATATGGCGTACTACTCATTTGCCTTTCCTCAACAACCATTCTGTTAGTCTTGCACCTTGTAGTTTAGCAGTGATGGTATATTTGTATCCGTAACTGATGACATCTGCCATTCTGTGCCAACAGGGAGTTTCAACGGCATGCTCCATTACCCATTTACCTATATCGCTAGTCTGCCACTCGTGCAATGGTTGGGCAGCATACAGATCTGGATCTTCTACGTCACCCATGGTAAATTCGTGTACTACTAGTTCTTTAGTCTCTTCCACACGGTCTCCTACTATCATATACTGATATGTAGCCTTGATAGGGGGCCTGCCCAAATAAATGTACTCATGCCCCAAGGTGTGCCGTTGCCAATTTACTCTCATGCCGTAGAGCTCCACCTAATCATAAACATGGTTGCTATCTCTTCATCGGGGAACTCTAGCCAATAGCGTTTCCTATTTCCATTTGTTCGATCGTTCATGCAGAACCAATCGTCCCCGTACTTGTAACCTCGTTGCTCCATCCAATGATGTATTTCCAAAAGAGGATTTAACTGTTCAAAGCCAGTTTCATAGTACAACCATTCTTGTTTTTGAGTTTCAGTAAGTTCTATTTTCACAGCCATTTTAACACGAACCATGCCGCCTCTTGTTCAGATTCAAAGATAACTTCACTGCCTTTACGTTCATACGGACTTTTACAATTATCTTCCAACCATTTAATAACATCGACCGAGTGTTCCCGACTGTCGAATCTAGGTAACAGCACTCGAGTCCATCCAAGGCTTGCCAGCATACCCCAAAGTATTTCTTTATCAATTTCACTCGACATTTGTGTGCCAAGTTCTTCAATTATTTGATCTTCAAGATTCATCCCATCCACCTTACTTGAAATAGTGTTGCTTCTGCATCATCGCTAATATACACAGTCCACATGGGATTGCCGTTGTTAAATCGATGTGTTACATCAGCAGTAGGACACATACGTTCCATCCAATTGGCAAACTCTTGATCATCGCTAGGATATACCCAACAGTACCAACCACGAGGCACAAACATTTCGCCAAATGGGTTACCGGGATTTATTGGCTTAGTGCCGTCATCGAATCGCCAGTAGTGAATGGATGTGTTACGCATATTTTAGTATAAACCAAGTGTATGTTTCTTCGTTGGGGAATTCAACATACTCTCCTCTAACACGGCAACTGTATGTTTCTTCCCATCGTTGATAAAATTGCCTTGGGCGTTCCAGGGCAATCTTGGGGAAGTCAGCTAGAGCATTACAGTATGCCTTGTTAAAATCCTTGTCGTCAATCTTTACTCTTATCATCGCCATTTCAGAACGAATATCATTCTGTCCTGTTCATCGCGAAACCAAAACTTGCGATTGTTGGTGTACCATCGTTGCGCAGGTGTCGGTGCTTTTTCTTCTCCCCAAATACTTTCACCGCGATCGCCAAACATTTCCACACACCAAGACTCCATTTCGCGCCAATTGCCGCCTTCGGGCTGTACTGTGTAATACCTTGCACCATACACTGTGCCTTCATCTAATTTTAAATCTGATACAGGTGAGCTGTATAAATCGTTCCATAATCGCTGAAATGCTGATGAGCTCATAAAACTTTTTCCTGTTTGACGCCCTGTAATTTGTACAAAGCCTTTACCTTTATATTTTGTCATCTTATCTAACATGTTTAGTTGCCAAGATTCTAGTTTCATTTATCACCAAATTTTAACATGAACATGGTTGCGTCAAGATTATCTTCAAATTGAAAATAGAAAGCATGATTGTGTTCTTCACGCCATACGCCTTTGCAATTGGTTATACACCAAACTGCCATTTCTTCAATTTGTGTACGCTTCATTGAGTCAAAGTTTACTCTGTAAGGAAACGTGGCCCTCGATCGAGTGCTGAGAATATCATTGAGTGACCCAACTTTAGTCTTGGCCATTACCATATTTTAATAGGAACATTGTGCGTTTTTCTTCGTTATAAAAATCCAAGCGAACAGTATGAACACTCATCTTTCCTTCGTACCAACCTTCAATGTGTATACTAAACCAATCGCTATTATCAATTGGCCTAACATAATCAGGATCTTTAACATACTCTCTGTGATCACGTACTGTGAATCCTAGCACTTCTTTCATCTTGGTACGTGAAAGATAAACAGAAGGTTTCTCCTTCTGTTTAATCCTTGCTAATACGCCTTCCCATGCCTTTGGAGACATTACTACAGGCTTGCTCATTAGACCTCCAACACAATGTTGGGATTCCATCCTGTGTCTTCACTGTATCCGTCATTCTCGTAGCCACGTGGGTTACACACAACACGAGTCTCACCTATGACATAATCAAAGGGATGATGGGTATGTCCATGTGTCCACAATTTGATCTGAGGATGATCTAGAATGAACTCGCTCAAGTCACTATGATAGCCGCCATTCATTAGGGTATCGTTAGCATACATTGGATGCATACTTTGGAAGCTAGGTGTATGATGTCCAACTACCACGCAACGCTTGTCTTTATGTTCTTCAACAATAACTTTAATGTAACCAAGTGTGCGGTCGTGTCGAACTGCTACGTCCAACGCACTCATAGTGGCATAACCTCTATGATCGTTGCGGATGATACGGAAGTCGTTCATCATACCTTCAATGGCATGCATGGTCAGCGGATCACGCCGGTTCATGTTGGTCCAAAGTGTGCCGCCAACAAACACCACATCGTCAATGATCTTTGTGTCTTGCTCTAACAAGTAAACATTAGGGTACTTGGCACATTCTTCTCGCATGTAATCAATACCAGCATAGAACTTGCCGTTGTAGAATTCGTGATTGCCCATAATGTAAATTACATGCGGGAACTGAAAACTACAACGCTTGAAAAAGTCTCGGTAACGTTGAGCAGATGCTTGCCTGCGACCTAATCCTGTACCGGCAGCAATGGCCGCTTGATCAGCAGTATTGGTTGACTCTGGATGATCGTGTAAATCTTGGGCAATACAGATATCGCCGCCCAAAATGAGTACATCACAATTGTCATTGTTTGTGATGTTTATATCGCTGAATTCTAAATGAAGGTCTGAGACCAATTTGATTTTCATGATTCGCCTATGGAAATATATGTATATATTATAGCACCAGTTTAAAAGTCTGTCAAATGGTTAAATACTCATATTACAGAGCGGAGCGAAAAATGGGCGATATATTTAAAATCATAGGCGATTTGGGCATGCCAGTTGCGGCTGCACTAGCCGGAGGCTACTTTGTATACCTAACAATTAAATTATTATTACAGGGTGTACTTGGATCAATCAAGGGCATGGCTGGTATTATTACAGCTCTAGATAACCGTGTAAAAACAATGAATCACGATGTTATCCGTATTGACGCTGTTGTATCAAATGCATTAGGATTGAAACCAGATGTTGACCGTATTGCACGAGCAGATGGTAAAAACGATGCGAGACGTGACTGATGGTGTATACAGTTACCGTTGATCTATTCCACGTACTATGTATATTGGCCGTTATTGTGATATTTTATATCTACACGCTGGATAACGGTGATGATCGCTTGACTCAAATGCGTTCTGACCTTGAAGCAAGAAAAGAATGGTTCCGTATGTTAGCTGAAAGAAACAAGCGAAAGAGAGCGTAAAATGAGACACTACGATTACGATTGGGATTTAGACGAAAACGGTATTATATTAGACGCAGAATTAAACGTGGATAAACTGGGCTGGCGTGGTGGTGATCTTTTTAAACTAGTCAACGTCAACGGTCGTTGCCGGTTAGTTAAACTGCATCCTCTAGTTAAATTTATAGAAGAAGGGAGACAAAATGAGCAAATGGACTAAATGGTATGACAGCTTGCCTGCGCATACTAAAGAGTATTTAAAAACACAACCACTATGGCACGACAAGGATGTTGCGCTATTTTGTAGCGTGGCTATGGTGGTGGGATTCTTTTTTGGTTACATAGTGAGGTAATTATGGATGTTGTAGAATTAGTAAACAAATATGGATTTCCCATTGTTATGGCAGTTGGAATGGGCTTTATCATCAAATACGTTTGGGAGTGGGCCACTAAAGAAGTTAAACCTGTTATCAGTGATGCCAATACGGTTCTTATTGCTCTTATTGATCGTATACGTATGCTGGACAATGACCTGATTCGTTTAAATCAAAAAGTCAACACAGTGCTACATTTACGTGGTAAGATGATTGAAGGTGATCGTGTTATGGAAACCGCAATAACTGAAGCACAGGCTAACAAGAAATTCCATGAAGCTATGGACGAAGCTGATAAAATTAGCAAGAAAGAAGCAGCAGGTGGAAGCAGCTAATTTATCTACTCATTAGATTGTTGACAAAGTCTAACAGAATGGCATGGTGTTTTCCACCATGCCATTCTTTTTTCATCCAGCTGTAATTTTCATACCAGTGACGTTCGCTTTCGGGATGACAGCCTATAAGACCTATTCTGTTTTGTATTATGGCCATCGGATCTCCGTTGGCGTAGGTTGCTATAGTTTCAAACTTGCTAGTATCACCTATTAAAGCACACCCGTCGTAGAAAAACATTTTCTCTTGTTGTCCTTGCCATGTAACTGCAAGCGACTTAGCATGAGGCCTACGAGTATCAGTATTGGGCCTTGTGATATATTGACAAGCGTCTATGTTAGGAACTAGATTAAAATAGTCTTTACCTGCCCAATAGGCACCCATGCAAATGCCAAGATAGCGACCACCACGGGTTACAAATTGCTGTATACGATCCTTGTGTTCTTGAGTTAGATAATCAAAACTATCAGCATCTCCTATTCCGCCAGGAAATGCAATCATATCAACATTATCAAAGAAATCGTCTTCTAGTTCGTGCCTAGTGAAAATTTTAAAGGAATAGTGATCCTCTAAGGCTTTCATAATACCATTACCACTCTGTATCGAACACTTTGGTTGATGTAAGAAAAGAGCTATTCGGCCTTTCATGTTGATCCTTTCGTGTTACTTTTCGTGTGCTACAAATTCACCGTTCCAGTTATCGCCTAGATCTTGCTGTTTCATAAATGCACAGCGTTCGATCCACATCTTGTAATATTTGTCCATCTGTCCACCAAACTTGCCCTTTAGTTCTCCACAAAGGATGGCTGCGGCATCAAACTGCTTCTCTTTGTACAAGGCATGCATCTTGTTATGTGTTTCAAGTTCTTTACTGTAATCAGCACCTTTTGTGCGTAGTGCTGTATAAATCAAATCAGCAACAGTTTTACCTTTTGGTTGTAAGTTGTCTAGCAACAAATAGAAGAAATCATCTTTAGTACGGTTGTATGTTTCAGCACCAATAATGCATAGTACGCCATAGGCTTTACAACGTGCTTCTAGTCGTGCCGCAGTTGAAACCATATCACCCAAGATGTCATAGCTGTGTCGTTCAGTTGATCCCATCTCGCCAATAAAGCCAATACCAGTATTACAACCCCAACCCATCGCGGCAGGGGGTAGGCCTTGTACTTCCATTATCTTAGTGTACTCGTCTACAGCATCTAACATCTGTAGTCCAACAGCAACGATTGTTCGTGCGTGGTTAGGATCTTCAATAGGTGCGCCATGTATGTGCATACTTGCATCACCTACATACTTGATAACCATACCTTTGTTGTCCAGCATCGGCTGACTGATAGCATCCATGTAGCCGTTCATGTACTTGCCTAGTCCAGCGACGTCATCACCATAGTGTTCACCAATAGGAGTAAAGCCGCGCAAGTCACTGAACATAACTGATACGTCTTTACGTACACCACGCTTGATTAGGTCTGGATCTTTTTGTAGTAGCTCTACAACTTCCTTAGAGCAATAGCCAGCAAACTGTTTCTTGATTGCCTGCTTCTGTAAGAACTCACTTACAAACTTGACACCATAAGCATGAAGCATAACCAAAACAAGGCCGCCGACCGGAAGAGTCGCGTCCACAAGCCACGAGCTACTGCTATATGCGTATCCACATAAAGGTACAACAGCGCCAATGATAACAATACCTGCCCCAATACCAACATAAGTCCACCTTGTCAAAAATAATAATAAAATACCTGCGGCTAAAAATAACAATATCTCTGCGCCATCTGCCCAGTCAGGACGTTGAATAACCACTCCATTGATCATAGTGCTAATTGCAGCAGCCTGCACATCTTGTGGGAATACAGCACCTCGGGCAGTTGGCACAGGATTACTAATACCAGCAGCGGTAGGACCTACTATAACTATAGCACCATTAAAGTTCTTGGGCAAGTCCATAAGGCTTACCTGCTTGTTTTCTTGACTCCAATCAATCCAAACACGACCTAGGTTGTCTGTTGTTACAGGACCAAATTTAGGTATGCGCATTTTCTCAACGCCACCTTCAAATAGTTTTACCTGAAATGTTGAATCACCGGCAGCTACCCTCAGCGTTTCCATAGCTATGCTAGGATATAATTTGCCGTCTATCGCTGCTATTAGCGGTAATCGACGATTGACACCGTCAACTTCAGGTAAAGTACTGATAATGCCTACACCTACAGCATTATTTTCTAATTGGGGAATGTTGGCTATCAGTCCAGGATAAGTGACTATTTGATCTAACCACTCTGGACCTAATACTGCACTACCAGGAACACGCGGTGTGTTCTTTGTTTTTTGACTAGGAGCACTAGGCAGTACTACGGGATTATTTTTAAGAGCTGCGGCAAGAGTAGCATCTCCGCCAGTACGATCAGACTCAGCCATGATAACATTGAGCACAACAAGGCCAGCACCGCGAGCATAAAGATCTTTAATAATTTTTGCATATTCTGCCCTTGGTAGCGGCCATTGGCCGTATTTGTCTAATGCTGATTCATCTATGTTTACAGTATAGATGTTATTGGCAGTAGGTTCTTTAGAAGTTATTAGTGTGTCAAAGTAGCGTAATCTTACACTTTCTACAAAGACAGGATCGGCAATTCTTATACTTAAAATAAGTGCCAACGTAATTAGGGCAGTCCAAGGACTAGTTAGGATTTTTTTCAGCATGAAATATTTATGCTGTTTTTGTTGTCTTTTTTGGAATTAAACCTGAGTGATGGCTGCGGCACGTAAGCATATAACGTGTACTACCGCCTTCTTTTGAAAGGATTTGACGCCCATTTTGACAGTTAGGTACTAGGCAGACGGGCGGAATGCTCAGCGGAATCATTGTCCTTGTTGCACCGTTATTTTTGCACAGCCGCCTACAGTAGCACAATTGAAGTTTATGCTATAAAAGTTCTGAGTCGATCCAGTTTGTGTTAAACTTAAATCAACCGGTAATCCAGTTAGTGCTATTTTAGCCATATGACTAGCTGATCCTTGTTGTAATATATCAACGTTCTTGCCGCCACCTATAAGACTTACATCTGCATAATGGCTTCCAGAATCTTTTTGCTGTAATATTAGACTGTTGTTACTGTCTTGTATATTTACAAATGCTCCCTTAGTGCCACCTGTGCTTTGCTGTAATATATTTACATTATTACTGCTACCGTTGACTGTGAGATCAATGTAGTTTGCCTGCGTGGCAGCGGTTCCAGTTTGAGTGGCGGTAATAGTATTATTAGAACCGTTACCGTCGTAGGAAAAATAGTTATTCTTTGTGCCGCTTTGGTTGACCATTATAGTATTTTGATTACCTATCTGTGTGATGTACACTTGACTGTCTTGTGTAGTGCGATTTACAAAAGACATAACTTTTGCAGTATTAGTAGCACTAGCATTAAATGGTGCCGCAGATCCGCCACAACACAATGCAGGAGTGTTAGCCGCTGTCACAGGGTCAACAATAGTAGAGCTTGAAGCGGTTGATGTTGCTGTGCTGTTAGCATCGTAGTAATATGTTAGTTCGGCAATCTGCATACTGTTACAGTCCAATCCGCAACCGTCGCCTGCTTTGGTAGTTGGAAACAACATAAAGTAATAGGTATATGCTGTAGTGTTAGCAACGTCAACTACTGCACTGGTTGTATAGCGATTATCACTTAGCGTGATGGCATTTTCTTTAATCAGTGTCCAAGTTGAACCATCATTGCTACCATAAAGTTTATAGCTTGTAGGATCACGGCCACTAAAGTCATTAGCTGTAGTAACTGTAAATCCTGTAACTGCTCTACCTGAATTTAGTTGAACAGTAACACCTGCATTCTTTTTATCAAAGTTCAAGTATTTGGTATACGGACTATTATCAAACGCATTGTTAGGACCTTCGCCGTTTGGACTGTTACTAGTTGTTGGAATTGCTCTTGTAATTTTTACAGTAGCATTGTTCATGTAAATGGCAGTCGGAGCAGGAGGCGGTGGCCCAGCTGGCGCGGCTGTCTGACCTGCTGCCAATGGTGTAGTTGATCCATTCGTAGCATAGTTGTTTACTTGTGTAACCGTAGGATTCAATGTTCCAGTCCAAGTGACACCACTAGTATTAGCAAAGCCCTGTGTCATACTAAACAACTGTCCGGTATTGTTATCATTACCCACAAAGAAGAAATAGTTTGTACCCATATTGATAATATGTCCAGTACCCATATTTGTTTTGGCAACACCATTGCTACCATATTGTACGGCCAACCACGGATTGTTGGCATCCTTGTTTGAATTGTCCATAAATCCAATATAGTCACCTGTGTCCCATTGTATTTGCCCGCTGGTCCAAGGAATTTTATACGCTGTTCCAGGATTCTTACTGTAGATTTGACAGGTGGCTGTGTACATACACGCACTAACGTTCCATTGACTGTCAGCGATTTGGTAGCGACCAAATTTTAAATCAGCAAGGCCAGTGGCTTGGCTGTGTGCGCTTAAACAAAATGTAATTAAAAAAGAGAATAGTAATATAAAACGTTTCATCGTCTTCTAATCCCCAAACTCTGTGTTATAACAACAATGTTACCTCCTGGACTGCCGTCTCCTAATATTTCTGTACTAGGACTATCATTTTGTGTAACTGTTACTATTGTGTTACTACTATATCCCTGTGTTTTAACTTCGGCATAGTGATCGCCTGGCTGTGTTCTATACGCAACCCCGCGGCCGCGCATCTGTAAATCTGGGGTGTCGGTTCTTTCCCAATTTACACAGATGGTAGCAGAAGGATTACAAACAGCACCTGCATCCTTGGACGATTTTAATAGTTCTGCATCCTTGCCGCTCATACCTTGTCCGCCTCGATTATTGGCTTGATCTCTAGCTATGTCTAATTCTTGCTGTTGTTGTTTTCTTTCGTCTTGATCTCGACCAGTAGCTTCTCGAATAGCCTGTCTAACTTCTTTTGGATGTGCCAACAGTAATTGATTACCAATATTACTTTCTACAATATTGATAACTCTAGGAGGTGTAGGCAATGTATTTGCTGAAAAAACATAGGTGCCTGCAAATGCTTCTTCCAGTGTTACAGAACCGGCAAGTGTGCTAACTTCAATTTTTCCCACCTTGCATTTATTTTCTTCAAGTTCGTATTGTTTAACTTCTGTATCATCCTTGCAACTAGGTAATAGGATAACGAGACTCTGTCCTGTTTCGTCAACAACCATGTTGAAGTCTGTTCCACGAACAGCGATTGTGGCTGTAGGAGTTTTGATATCTACTTGTTGGGGATTGTTTTTGGCAATCTGTCCGCTAGCATAGCGAACAGACCCCATACCTACTTTGAGCGCAAGTTTTCCTGCGTCACTTTTCTTTGGATCATACACAAAGTCATCTATAAGTAGACGACTGTTTTCTGTTACTTTGACTTTGGTGTCATCTTTGAATGTTATGTTACTAACACACGAACCAGTAACATAAGCATCCATACTTTCTATCTCAGCACCTTTTGCTCCATTGAGTTTTGTCTTGTTTCTTTCAATGGAGCAAGCAGTACCTTTAACATCTGTTACAGTACCTATTCCTGCCCAACTGTTAGCAGATAACAACAGGAATAGAGCAACAGTAAAACCACGCATGATTATCTCGCTAATGCAGTTACTGGTAATACAATTGCGCTGCTACTAGTTCTTACAGTAATAGCATTATGACTGCCGTTAGTGGCAATGTTTACAGTTGTATCATTGGTTCCTTGTTGTTGTGTCACAATACTGTTATAATCACCAACAGTAGTCTGAATCAATTGATGACCACCTGCACCTGCAGAATCTATTTGCTGTGCATCTACTTTGTTATTGCTACCAGTGATAGACACATTACTGTTGCCATTGGTGCTCAATAAATTTTTAGTAACTTCATTGTAGTTACCAGTGATATTTAATAGACTGGTAATGTCATTGCCAACAACATTTTGTATCACAGTGTTATTGCTACCTGTGATAGTTTCAGTTACAGTTGAACGTAGAGTATTGGTATTTTGATTGCCCATAGTCAATGTACTTGTGTTGCTTGTGCCTAAAATTGTACTGGTATAAATGTTGTTGTTACCCTTGATAAGATATTGACTCAAGTTACCGTCGCCAGTTTGCGTCAGCGTAACAGCATTGGAGCTTCCATTTATAGTCGCATAATTTGTGTCGCTCGGAGTGGTATTAGCAGTACCGCCAACCTTGTTACTACCACCAACTTGTTCTATGATTACCACGTTGCTAGAACCCAACTGTTCGATATAAACAGTGTTTGGGCCGGTTGAATTTGCTGAGTTAGTATTCAACGCCTGAGCATGAACACTGGTTCCCAGTGCTGCCATTCCAGACAACACCAGACTTGTAAGTAATTTTCTCGACAACTTACCAGAGCCTTTCATACTTTTTTTCATCCTTGATTTAATGTCGGTTTATTATTCGCCGACAAGTTCCTTGGTCTTTGACCTATAGTTATTAGACTACTTCTCTATCTACTATCCCCCTCGAGTAGATTTAATGCTTGTAATTTTATTTAATTTGTTATGCCTACAAATTAAATGCCGCTGTTAAATTTTCAACATGTTAGATTTCCAACACCGTCAAAAATTTAACACTTTAAGGTTTGTCAGTCAGTACATCCTGTTTGACAAAACCTTTCTGGTTCTTGGAGTCCGATACATAATGCCAACCTTCGGGTCCAGGAGTAATTATTTTTAATTCAGTGCCCTTTTTAAATTGCCAAGTTCGTTGACTATTTTCATTTGCTTCTTTATAGATAAAAGAATCTTGTTTTAAAAACCTAGGATCAAATAGTGCTACTGGGTTTTTTGGTTCTTCTTTCTTTACTTCTGCGGCGGCACTGGGTGCGGCTTCTGTTTTCGTTTCGGATTTGGCTTGTGGTTGAACCACGACATCTTTCTTCTCCTCTACTTTAACTTCTTCTTTCTTTTCTTCTATCTTTGGCTCTTCCTTGACAGGAACAGCAATCACCGGTGCTGGATAAGATTGGACAACGTCTGACTTAAATGCCCAATGACCTTTTCTTGCACCTTCTTGGATAGTGTTTATTACTGCTGCCTGAACAGCAATATCGATAGCCTTGTTGATGCTTTCGTTTATGCTTCCACCAATTTCGCCTTCTAGTGCTGTGGCGTTGGCGCCCACTGTTGTGCCATCACCGACAAAACGCAACAATGTCATTTTGTCCATATAGCTCAACACGGTTTTGGTTACAGTTACTGAAGTTAGGATTTCTCCTGTGCTTACACTTACTGTTCGTAGTGTTACTGTCACTGTGTCTGATTGATATTGAGTACTTGCACCAATACCAAAAATTCTTACACCACTGCCGCCTGTTAGTGTGTTTGAATCATAACCAACAATACCACCTTCCATAATAATTCCTGCAAATATCATAGGAGGTAATGGCTTGGCTTCACGGCCTTGATACTGTTCACGCATCTGACGAATCATCTGACGTTCTTTAATTAGATTGTCTAGGCCTACACGCTCAAGTACAGTGAACCAACGCTGATCGCCTGCATCTTGTAGAGCCTTGATTAGATAACTTTCTGCACCCTGTGTAACTGCTGAACTCAAACTGGCAATGTTTGGCATGCTCTTACGCTGTCCAGTCTTATCTGTAAAGCCATACACTGCTACAGGAATCGGACCACTTGCTGGAGGTGCTAGTTTATTCTTGTCTTTCTTTAAAAATTTACTTTGTTCTATAACTGGCTCGTCAAATTGATTGCCTGTCATCTTTTCACGTAACGCTGATCCTGTAGCACATCCGCCTAGTAAGGCCACTACTGCCAAGGATATAATTGTATTTTTCATTTTTGTTATCCTTAGAACGCAAATGTACCAGTCGGTACTTTCATTGTTGTTATTTGGCTAGAGTTACTGTTGTTTACAATTGTAATAATAATCATGCCTGTGTCGCTGCCAGCACCAAGTTTCCAAGTAACAGAGTTACCACCTAAGTCTGGAATTGTGCCGCATACTACTCCTGCTGTAGTGCATGATGCACCTTCGCCAAACATGGAATCTGTAAGTTGTTTTGCCAACTGCGCATAGACTCTTGATTCTAGGTTAGATAGGAATCTTGCAGTTGGAGTGTTGGCAGCATCTTGCAATGCTTTGGCCTTTTCTGAATCAATTTTAGCTTGATTTTTTTCTTTCTGTTGATCTTCTAACTGTTTGATAGTTAGAACATGTGAACTGTAACCAGATCCGGAGAAACTAGGACTGTTAAAAGAGTGCTGTAATTCCGCTGCACTAGCGGAGGTGACAATAAGCATCACCCCAATGGACGCTATGGTTTTTTTCATTTGATTCGCTCCCGGTAATACCCGTATAGTATTTAGAGCGAACTTGTATTTGATTAAAAGACTAGTTTATTAGTCTACCACTTTAAAGCTAAATCCTGCACTTGAAGGATTAGCTGCTTCGGCTTTGGTCCATAGTAGGACATTGCCGTCAACTTTGCCGGGCCATAATACATCTGCATTTAAATTGCCGCCGACAACTCTTGAAAATATCTGTACAAAATTCATATCTAAAATTTCTAGTACAGTTTGTCTAAAATCAGGAACCGGTTGAAGATTATTAAATACCTCAACTAGATCTTTTGCAGTAGCATAAAATAGTATGCCGCCTGCACGAGCCCTTGCTTTAACGTTTCTACTTTGGAGTATTTTGTTATATTTTGCAGGCAAATTTCCGCCCTTACCTGATATGTTATCTAAGATTATTTGCATATCTTCAAAGGTAAACGGCAATATTTTTTTGTACATGTCAGGAACTGAATCAGGATAAAATCTGTGTAAAAAATTCATTCCTGCAAATGGTTGTTGTTTTACAGATAATCCTTGCATTGTTAGAATAAAGTCAATGCCGTTCCCGGGTTTGCGTTTCTTGACTAACGAATCAGGAACTTTTAAACCGCTTAGTGCGGGGGCAGCGCCAACAGCGGTACTACCAACTCCACCCTTACTGCTAATCATAATGCTATGCCCAGTTGCAGTATTTTGAACACCGTAACTATCTTGTAATTGACTGTTCTGAGATCCTGGAAAAATAACCATCATGTTATCTAGATTATTAGTTTCTAAAAATTTCATAAACGCATCTTTTTTTGGAAAATTAGCTGTGTTATGAACCATTTGTAGTATACCTAGGTATTCTCCTGCATCGATAGCTATAACTGATTGTGTTTTTTTATCATATGTTTTAACTATTGGGGACTGTCCTGCAACGATATCAGATGTTGCTTTTTTAATAGCAACGCCCAGCGGCCCTGCTTGATCCAATATTTGATTATCTAAAATTATTTTATGTAAGTTAGCACCTTGGATAGCTTTATTGTTAGCTATTGCCTGTTTAATTTCTGTTTCAACATCAACATCTTTATCTACAGCATCGGCTGCAACGCCAATACCTATCGGTTGTACATTGACAGTGGTTGTTGCTTGGCCTTTAGAAGTTTGCAAATCTGCTTTTTCAAACTGGCTCAACGGTATATCACCCTTATCAGTCTTGATAATAAAACTTGGAACAGATGCACTAGGATTTTCTAATCTTGCTTTAACAGCGGCTTCGACTTCAGGTTTAAGACGCTTGTATTCGCCTGGTGCTGGAATAAATTCCTCGCCTCCAATTTTTTGAACAAACGGAGTTCTGTCTTTAAGTTTTTGTAAAAATGCTTGCGGGCGCCAATCTAGATGTTTTGGTACAAATAGCTCGCCTGGCTGCAATTTAGCTTCAGTTAGTAATTCAAATGCTCTCATAGTACAATATTTATCGAATCTCAGGGAACAGGCATTCTTGTATAAAATGCTGTACATCTTCCTCAGAAAGCCCTAAACTAACCATAACTCTGGGTGTATGCGGATTACATTTTTGATTTAGACAATAGTAGTTCTGTGCTTCTGTAGTATCTGCTACAGTATTGTTGGTTTCTGCTACTGTGCTTAGATAGTGTTCTACGGTAGTTCGAGCTAGATCTGTGATCTGTTCTAATTCCGATTCATCGCTGACATTGCCCGCAGCAACCATACTACCGCTGAATATGTTAGTGGCCCACTCTGGCAACTTGCGCTCTTTACGCCATTCTAGTTTGGCAACTTCATCATGAAACCACTGCATCATAGGATGTTCGGGATCACCCGCTTTTGAATAATCGTGAAAACAACCTGTGATCTTGTTCTTGCCGGCAATAACGTCAAAGCCGTAAATTGGTGCTGGATTGTGTGTATGTGGAAAGATGCAACAATGCATCATCCAGAGACCTTTGGTCTCCCTAGCATCCACAACATCAACGTGAGCCCTGCGATAACTGCTACTGGTCCAAACACGATTGACCCAACCAGGCTGATTAAAGCGATCCATACCCGGTTCAAAGACTTCTGTTCCTGTTTCATCAAAACTACTTTCTAAAAGCTGTTGGATCTCAATCAGCGTGTTCCAAACATTACTCTCCACGATACAAATCTCGCATCATTTTAATAGCATACTCAAATGCTACACGAGCTTCGTCTCCGAGGTCATCTGTAAGTGTTTGACGAATAGCCATTTTCATAGCATCGCCGTTTTCAAAATCATAGAACTTGCCACTACTGATGTGTGCTACTTGTTTTTTAATGATTTGACCACCGAATAGGTCGCCCATATGGCGGCAGTATAGATGCGCTTTAATAAGATGTTTACGGTGTTCATCGTTGCCTAGTTTATGTAAGTATGCTTGATACTCAAGTGTTGCTGGAGTTAGATAACAATAACTTCCGTCATCTAATTCTAAAAAATCTGCATGGATAGCACGTAGACGAGGTAAGTCAGGCATTGCGACTAGAAAGCCTTGGCGCTGGCAATACCATTCGATTGGATCGTACACTGCCATTAGGTTATACAGATAATTTCTGTAATCTTGTTTTTCAATCTTTCCACTGAGCAACATCTTGGCAAATGTTGTTGTTTCTGCTTCGTGATGCAGATCACTAGTAATATCTTTTAGACTCATTCTTCTTCTGCCGTTATGCGTAAAGGAAAACCATTTGCTCTAGACAAATGTGTCGACTCTACTGCTTTATGTTCTGCAATTTCAAAAGAGTAAATTCCTGCAACTGCGCTGCCAGTATTGTGAATCTCTAATGTAAGATCCTTGGCTCGTTCAACAGAGTGTTTAAAGATACTAGTCAATAGTTCAACAACAAAATCCATCGGGGTGGAGTCATCGTTAAAGAATACTACCTTCCACAACTTTGGAGGTTGGATTGCAATTTTTACTTTTTCTTCAATTTGTACGTCTGTTGTCATTTTTTCTCCAATCTAAGATAGGGGGATTGCTCCCCCTATACATTATTTTACCTCAACCACATCAATGATACGGGCCTTTTCGGATTCAGGAATGTTGCGGATTAGTTTAACAACTAACATGCCATTCTTGATCTCTGCGCCAGTAACTTCCATGTGTTCGGCAAGAGGAAACTCTTTGGCAAAGTCACGAGTTGCTAGCCCACGATGTAGGTAAACAATCTCTGTGCTTTCGTTTGGAGTAACACTAGTACCTGTTACTGTAAGAACATTCTGTTCAACTTGTACAGAAATTTCTGACTTGTCAAAGCCTGTCACAGCCATGTGAATCTCATATTGATTTTCACTAGTTCTGAGTACATTGTGCGGAGGATAATTGTTTGATACACTGTTTGCAAAACGGCGTTCCATTTGGTCAAACATTTGATCAAAACCAATTAGTGCTCTGTTTAGAGCGTCGATACGTTGTATAGTAATGTTGTTCATAAAAGTCTCCTTAAAAAGTAAGAACAATTGAGCACTATGCTCGATGCAAAGCCCATTTAGGTACCTTGCTTTTTTTCGTCGTCCAGATCATAATGTTCTTCTTTCATAATGACCTGGTCGTCGAACCTTTCTGCCTCTGTCTTTTTCTTGTTGCCAAAAATACGTTCAAAGCTGTTATCGAACTCTTTTTGACTTACGCTAAAAGGACGAGGCTTACTGCCTTTACCAGCTTCGTGTGCCATTTTACTTAGACTCTTTTGTTTCAGTAAATGTAGCATCGACAACATTGTCGTCTACTTTGGCTTCTGGCTGAGCATCGGCTTGTTGTTTAGCAGCTTCTGCTTCTGAACGCCTGTCTAACAATGCTTTCATTGCTGGATATGCTTTATTCAATTCTTCAGTGATTCTTTCAGCATCGTTGCCGCTTACTGCTTCTTCGACTGATTTGATAGCACCTTCAATTTCAGCTTTTTGTTCTTCAGTGATCTGATCGCCAAACTCTTCTAGATCTTTCTTGAAAGAGTGCAACTGTGCGTCTGCACTATTTCTAGCATCGATCAATTCGCGAGCCTTTTTGTCAGCTTCAGCATTTTCTTCTGCTTCACGAATCATGCGTTGTACTTCTTCATCACTTAAACCGCTATTGGATTTAATTGTGATTTTGTTTTCTTTGCCAGTGGCTTTATCTTTGGCGCTGATATGCATGATACCGTTAGCGTCAATGTCAAAGGTAACTTCAACTTGCGGCAATCCACGTGGTGCCGGAGCAATACCTTCAAGATTGAATTCGCCAAGCAACTTGTTATACTGCACAAGCTCACGCTCACCTTGGAACGCTTTGATAGTTACAGCTGGCTGATTGTCTTCTGCTGTAGAGAATGTTTGGCTAGCCTTAGTTGGGATTGTGGTGTTCTTCTTGATCAACTTGGTCATCACACCGCCTAGTGTTTCAATGCCCAATGATAGTGGGGTAACGTCTAATAATAGAACGTCATTGCGATCACCGCCTAGAACAGCACCTTGAATGGCAGCACCGACAGCAACAGCTTCGTCTGGGTTGACATCTTTACGTGGTGCTTTACCGAACAATTTCTCAACTGCTTCTTGTACCTTAGGCATACGTGTTTGACCGCCAACCAAGATAACTTCGTCAATGTCAGAGGCACTCACGCCTGCATCTTTCAAAGCAATGCGGCATGGCTCTAATGAACGCTGAACTAGTTCGTCAACAAGACTTTCCAATTTACTACGTGTTAGTTTTACCACAAGGTGTTTTGGTCCGCTTGCATCTGCTGTGATGTATGGTAAATTGACTTCTGTTTGAGTTGAACTTGACAACTCAATTTTAGCCTTTTCAGCAGAGTCTTTCAAACGCTGTAGAGCAAGCATGTCTTTCTTGAGGTCAACACCGCTTTCTTTCTTGAACTCGTCAACCAAGTGATCCATAATGCGTTGGTCAAAGTCTTCACCGCCTAAGAATGTGTCGCCGTTTGTGGACAGCACTTCAATTTGCTTGTCGCCATCTACGTTGGCAATCTCAATGATGGAAACGTCGAATGTACCACCACCTAAGTCGTATACCGCAATCTTACGATCTGCTTTTTCATCTTTGTCTACACCGTAGGCCAATGCAGCCGCAGTTGGTTCATTGATAATACGTAAGACTTCTAGTCCAGCAATTTGTCCAGCATCTTTAGTAGCTTGACGTTGGCTGTCGTTGAAGTATGCGGGAACTGTGATAACAGCCTGTGTTACATCGTGACCCAAATAGTCTTCAGCGGTCTTCTTCATCTTGCGAAGGACTTCTGCTGAAATTTGTGGTGGTGCTAATTCTTTGCCTACTGCTCGTACCCATGCGTCACCATTAGCGGCTTCCATGATTTCGTATGGCATTAGGTCAATGTCTTTTTGTACTGCTTGTTCTTTAAACTTACGACCAATCAAACGCTTACTTGCGTAGATGGTGTTCTTTGGATTTGTTACTGCTTGACGCTTTGCTGAAGCACCAACTAACACTTCGTCGTTTGCGTAGGCAACGATACTAGGTGTAGTTCTTGCACCTTCTGCGTTTTCAATAACTTTGGATTTTCCGTTCTCGATAACAGCCACGCATGAGTTGGTGGTGCCGAGGTCAATACCGATGATCTTTGACATGTGTCATCTCCTTATAAAGTAAGATCTAGTTTGAGCACTATGCTCTATAAACTACCCACTTTTGGTGTAGTCTACAAATTTTATTTATATCAAATATTCTCTAAATTCTGAATATTTGACCACTTTTTTAGCTTTTCAATTTTGGCTTCTTGAGCACGTTCAATGTTAGTGTAGCTAACGATATCCATGCTTTGCAAAATATCAATCATGGCCATCATATCGCCTAGTTCTTCTTCCAAGTGTTCCCTATTAGTTTTGGGTTTTCCTGGTTTAAAATTATCCAGGCCAAAGCGGCTGATTTTACTTACCGCTTGAATTACTTCAGCACATTCTTCTTGGAGGATATCCATTACTTCTTTAGTTTGTGAGTCCATTTTAATTAGTCTTTGCAAAAGGGAGGATCATGCCTCCGTCATATTTTGTAGAACTACGCAATGCTCTAAGAACATTTTGTACGCCTACTGCTTGATTCCATGCATCTTCTAGAGCATGGTGGGCTAACACAGGAGGACGATTAGGATTGATACCAAGATCAAAAATAGTCCGAGTGTCGCGAACTTCCCAGAACTGCCAGGGAATAGCTTTGCCTACCTTGCGGAAATAGTGTTCTAGGATAATAACGTCAAATCCTGCACCGTGACTCCAAACACGTTTGGCGCCCCAACAAAATTTATACAGTTGGTTCATAGCGTCTTCAATTGGAATACGGCCGTCTGCGCTAAATGCTTCGTCTTGTGCTTCTTTGCTTTGTCCAGCCCACCAGTCTACAGTTGACTGACTGACTGTGCCACCGTAGCGGTCACAACTATCAAGGTCAACTTTTACATAGAATTTTTGGCAGGATGGTTCTTCAATGTCCATACCAAACGGATCAAATTTAACTGCTCCGATTGTAAGGATTGTGGCTGTAGGAAGTACGTCTAATGTTTCTAAATCGATCATTACGTCAGTTAGCATTTCTTCTCTTTCTATAATGTGTATAATACATTATAACAGAATACTAGAGTAATGTCAATACATTTTTTTAGGTAATTGCTGTTCTCTGAGCTTTTTGGCCCAACGAGATTTAGCCGCAGCTTTTTTGGTTTTGCGAAGGGTAGTTGGCTTGATATAATGTTCGCGTTTGCGAAGATCTTCCATGAGACCGCTTTCTTCAATTTTCTTCTTGAAGCGTCTTAGGGCTTTATCAATGTACTCACCTTCTTTTACAGTGACCTTGCTGCCGTTTAATTTGTTGTCATATTTCATAGTTTTCGATACAGTTCATTAAAAGTTGTTTGCACTGATCTATAGTATATATAGCACGACCCGTTACTGCATCTAAAGATCTGAGTGTGCCAATATAATGGGCATTTGCATGTGCAGACAAATACCCAACCAAAAGCTCATTTGAGCTTTCTGCATTAAAAATAATTAAATCGGATTTGAGCTTCTTGTCAAACATCCAGTTGGCATTGCTGGTGTCGCAGTGATAGAGGATAATGCGCTCTTGATAATCGATATCTCTTAAACTGTCAGATACAATTTGTGTTTGTTCAGGTGTTAGATCAAATAGTAAAAAACGGATGCCATCTAACAGCACATCGTCTGGCGGAGTTACCACAAGTGTTTGGCTATGCATTAGTTTTTGGCCTGTTGCAGTTTATTCCAAAGTGTGCTTTGATTTTGTTCGGCATTTTGTGTATAGCCTACTTCTCCACTTGTCGAATTATCTGCTGTTTGCCTTCCCTCTCCATCCACGTCAATATCTTTTTTTTTAGATTCCTCTTCGGAGGCTTTCTTTTCAAGTTGTTCTTGGGCCCACTTGGCTGCTTCTTCAGCAGCTTCGTCGTCTGTAAAATCAGCCTGAGGTTTTATGTAATCTTCCCAAGGAAGTTTAGTTATGGCACCTGAGTCATATAATTTACGTTGACGTTTTAAACTATCAAACGGATTGTCATGTTTCCAATCACGTTTAGCTATTTTGATTTCTTCAGTGTCTTCCGAATCATCTTCGTCGTCTTCGTCATCATGAAATTCTTCAGCGGCTTCTTCTAACTCTTGTTCAGGTACTGGTTCTTCAACTGGCAATTCAACTTCAGGTTCTTCAACTGCTGTTTCGGGCTTAGACCATGCACTAGGGAACGGCCATAAAGAACTAACGGGTGGCCAATCAGTATTTTTGGTTTCTTCCGCTTGCTCAGCAGCTTCTTTGTCTAATTCACGAGCACGATCTTTGCCATCTTCGAACCATTTGTTTACAGCTTCTTCGTCATCTTCTTCAGCTTTACGGAACCACATAAAACTGTATTGGCTAGCTAACAATAGAATAACTGCTAAAGGATCAAACACTATCACAATTGTAATGATCACCCAACGAACTGCTGATTCTAATAGACTAGAGTCTGGGTTGTCTCCGTAGATTAGTGCAGCAATGTATTTGATCGGACCGACTTCAGCTTCAACTTTACGCAACTCTTTAGCGATCGGTGCTCGCTCGTTATTGAGAACTGAAATTTCTTTCTGGGCCTTAGCGATATCATTTTGGAGTTGAGATCTTTCTTTTTGCTGACTTCTGCGTAGGTTAGCCGCTTTGTCTGCACCTTTCTCGTCTGATGACCTTGCCATAACTTGATCAACAGCTTCGTCCATCTGTTTAAGAGCTTTTCTAGAAGCATCAACGTTCTCCTTTTGAGTTTTGATTTTCTCATCAATAAGAGCAACTTGATCAACGACATCTCCCGTAGGAACTGCTTGGTCAAGGTGTGCCTTTGACAAGTACCCAAAAATACCCATTGATGTAATTATCATCAAAATAGTAATTGCTACTATAAGGTATGATCGAATAAGATTTGGTGCTTTGGTCCAATTGATTTTTAACCAGACAGTGGCAACCAATTTACTAAGTTCTAAAACTACCCCCATAATCATAATAGGGATGGCCGCGGCGGCAAAGATTGAAACCAATCCTGCAACTGAGTAATAAACGGCAACAGCGGATATTGATAATCCGCTGAGTAATGCCAGCCATGCTATAATTTTTTCGCTAGTATATATCTTCATGAACTATTATTTATTTGTTATATCCATCGCCAGCGTTTCTCTGTTTCGGAGTAACATGCAGTAGCCGCCATGGATTTTTCTACATTATATGCAATAGCACTGATATGTACCCTGCGACAATAACCATCACTGCTCGGCCAAGTCATTACAGGCACTGCAACGCCACTGGCATCCCCTTGATACCATTGAACTGCCTTACCATTTTCTGCATACATTATAGCATGAGTCAATGCAGAGTTATAGGCAATTTTTTGTTGCGTATCCAAAGTCTTAAACCAACCAAACGTCATATCAACTAATTGATTGACAAACCCTCCAGATCGATAATCGAAAAATTTAGGATTAGAAATATCCTGTGCCACAACCAAAGTGCTACATAGAAGCATTGACAATTTCCCAACTACCATCAAGTTTTTGACAACTGATGCCTTTTTGCTGGACATAGGTTCCTCCGATCATCATTCGATATGTAAATTCGCCACAGTTCGGAGCCATACCCATACGCTTTATTGCAATGCGTTTGATTTGATCGTCTGTACAATCAAGGGTAGTTTCGCTATTCACTGTGTCGCCATTTTGAGTTTTAATAGTTTGGCTAGTATAACAATACTGCGGTTTGTTTGCTGCCACCTTCGGTGCAGAACTACAACCAGACAGGAATGTTATAACGGTGAACATGAGAACGATCACCAGCCACATATATTCTTTAACTCGGTATGGATGCATTATTGTGCCTTTGCCAATTTCTCTGCTTTAGCTTCAGCAATCAATTGATCAAATACACCCTTAGGCATTTTCAAACGAACAAAAGTATAATGACGACCATTCATTGTAAATTGTCCAACTTCGCGATTCAAGTGTTCACGAATTGTTGTGTTCTTGACTTGATATGAAATACGAGTCTTAGTTGTTTTCTTGTCATTGTCAAAATTGATTTCTGTTGAACTGTTTACTTCGCTGTTGATACGTTTAGCAAAGTTGTTCATAGCAATAGCATACATTTGTTCTTCTGCCGCTTGTGCATGAATACTTTCACCTGCACCGCAAGCATAAGCATACTCTTTGCTCCACCAGAACCAACCTTCTGTGCCACTTTGCGCACAGTCTTGATACCAATCAGGTTGAGCATAAGTTTTACGCTCGTCGATTGATTTCATCGAAGAACAGCCTGTAATCGCCGCTGCCATCAAACCTACTAAAATTGCCTTTTTCATATTTGCCTTTCTGTGTGTGTTGTTACAGTATTACTAGTATAGCACCACGGCTGCTCAAAGTCAACCGTGATGTCTACCAATTTACTTAAAGAAGATCAAAGCCATTAAAACGGCCTGTACAATAAAACCAAATCCAATAGTAACAATGTTCAACATGTCTTTTTGGACTGCGGCTTTGACAAACAATAATGTAAGACCTGTCCAAACTAGGAGAACGAGATCAACTCCTGGTAGTCGGTCAGTTAGTCCGCTCATAACAGCAAGCAGGCTAGGAATAGTACTGGCATGTAGAATCAATACTGCTAGCCATCCTAGTGTTTCTGCCGAAATATGAGAAACTTTATTTTGAACAAATTCTTTAACTTGAGTAATGTCTAAATTAAAATTCATAATAGGCCTTTCTTAGTTTTTTGGTTTATAAAAAATATGATTTCCAATTTGGCCAATCTTTTCCAATGGCCATTGCGGATTCACATAGTTAGCATGATAATACAGTGCGCTTCTTAGTATGTCAAGTTTAAATCCTTCTAACAGTACTTTTTTAGCCACAGCATAACTTTCTTGATATGCCGCATTGTTCACTGGGCGTGTTTTGGCAGCGGAATCACATGCCCATGAGAATTGGCATACTACCTTGTCCATTATAACACTTTTCTTGTAGATAACACCGCAAACATCATCACCAAATCGTCCGTCTTTGACTCGATTCATAGTGACTTGTGCCACGGCAACTTTACCTTCGAAGGGTTCGTGACCGGCTTCGCGATAAATGTTCATGGCCATACAGTCCAATTGGCGTTCACGTGTTTGAATTGATACTACATCTGGGGCGTTAGTGAGCCCACTTGAGCGTAGCTTTTCCATTTTGGCTTGAGTGACACTTTGTACCAAAATGCAGACTACTACTAGACCAACTAGATAGGTGGTCAATTTAAATAACTTTTCCATATTGTCTCCTTTGACTTGGTGTGTTCAAACTGCAAACACATTACATAAAGGGAGTTTCTTCCACGAGGCTCAATAACAGAACCCTTAGTTCGTGACGTCTTCTCCATCAGCCACCGCATGTTCATAACTCATGCAGTACCTTTGGCAAGCCTGGCTTCCCGAAATAACGGGTTTCTCATTGGCCAAGACTCGCGGGTTTAATAAAATGAATCTCATCAAACTAAACCTACTATCTTAGTTTCTTTGCGAAACGTAGTAATATATAGTTCTTGTTTTGGATTCATGGGTGAAAACAGGTAATTATCGGCGCATTTTGGAGATATCAACAGCTTCTTCGTCTGAAAAGACTGGGACAGCGTTTGATTTATGCATCGTAGCAATGCCTTTAACTTTATCACCTGTATAGACTTTGGCAGGTTTCAAGGTTGCGTTACCACCTGTGTCTCTACTAGGAATATGAGCGGTAGTATTACGGCCTTCTGGTATTTTCAAACTGTATGAACTGCTCAAACTAGGAGCACTTAAACCTCGAGTACGCTTTCGCTCTTCGGATTCGATGCCTTGTCGTTTAAGTAATTCTTTCCAACTTTCGTCCAATTCTCTAGCCTTTCGTGCGTGTTCCGCACTTGCAAATTTACGTTTCGTTTTCTTCTTGCCTGTGGTACTAAGCCACGGGCCTTCTAAGTGCATACTCAAAAGAAACCTCCAAACTTGTTAAACTATAGAACTAGTATAACAGAAAGTTTAGAGGTTGTCAAGCCTATTTTGGATCTTACTTGTTCATTACGTACATTGTAACTTCAAAACCAAAACGCATTTCTTGTGCTGATGGTGTAGTCCACATAGTAGTTCTCCTTTTAATAAAACATACTGCATTAGTATGTATCGTTATTATATGGTAGAAACATTGTGTTTCACATACTGAAAATCATTATTTGATAGTAATTAAATTTACTTTAAATATTTCCCAAGCATGTTCCCAAGTCCAACGACTGCTACCTTCCCAAACTTTTGTACGGTCTAGCATAAGTGCGTCTTTAGTAGCTTGTTTTAAATCTTCGTTCATACATCCAGTAACGCCTTCATCCACTACGTCTAATGGGCCTTGAACAGGATAGGCAGCGACTGGGGTACCACACGCCATTGCTTCAATCATTACCAACCCGAATGTTTCCCAACGACTCGGAAACACGAATACATCTGCCATGCGATAGTAGTCGCCTAACTCAACACCACGCTTGGCTCCCACAAACTCTACATTAGGATATCGCTCTTTGTATTCTTCTAGCATAGGGCCGTCGCCTACCATAATTTTACGGGCACCTGTATATTCCATTTCAAAGAACGCTTCTAAATTCTTTTCTTTACTTACACGGCTAACACATACTAGAATAGGACGTTTTGTTCTAGTTCGTGCAGAATTAGGATAAAATATGCTACGATCAACACCGCGTGTCCAGGGAATAACTTCTCCATCAAACCCGTGTGATTTTAATTCTTCGACCATAGTGTCTGTAGTAGTTAGCACTTTACCACTGTGCTTATGGAACCAACGTACTAAAGGCCAAGTAATACTTTCAGGTATGCCAAATAGTTTTCTAAGTCCTTCTGGAAACTTAGTATGATAAGCAGTATTGTAGCGATAACCGTGTTTGTCAAGATATTGTCTAGCACACAGACCAACAGGACCCTCTGTGGCGATGTGGATATGATCCGGATTGATCTCCTCAAGTATCTTGCCCACCTTCCTGGGAAAGGCAATCTTGACTTCGTTGTAGCCAGGGCAATCAACATAGCGGAACCTCCCGGGATCAAGATATACAACACGATAGTTATCGCGAATCGCGTGTTCCTCAATATTTTTGTAGGTCGTAACCACGCCATTGATCTGCTCCGGTAAGTTGTCTGTTACTATTAGGATTGTTTTTTGCATTCGCTTACTACCTTAAAACTTTCAAATTTAAGCCAACTAGTCATAGTTGATCGCGCTCTCTCACATTCGATTTGTGTAGGAAATGCCAGTGTCACTTTCCCCGGATTGTCCTTTGGATCGTTTACGTGTATTGCCAGTATTATCAATAACCACATTGTCGCTCTCCTTGGTCCAAGTTACTATTTCCCAACGACCGTCCCAATGTTCTACAAGTGCTGTACAACTTTCAACCCAGTCGCCGTCATTCATGTAAATGATTCCGTCTATATCCTTGATCTCTGCGTGGTGTATATGACCACAGATAACACCATCGAACCCACGCTTCTTACAATATGTTGCTAGATTCTTTTCAAACTGAAACATAAAGTCCACTGCTTTCTTGACACGGCCTTTGAGATACTTACTTAAACTCCAATAACCAAATCCCATACGGTGACGTAGCCAGTTAAATTTACTATTGAGTGCTAACACAAAGTCATATGCCTTATCGCCAAGGAACGCTATCCAAGGTGCTAGTCTAGTAATACCGTCAAACAAGTCACCGTGAGTAACTAGATAATGTTTACCGTCTACTCCGATATGTTCATATTGATTACAAACTTCAATCAAACCAAATCCAATACCATAAGGCATCAGTGGTCTTAGAAATTCATCGTGGTTGCCTGCAATGTAAACTACACGAGTTCCACGTTTGGCATGCCCCATAACCCTACGGACCACATTAGTATGTGACTGTTTCCATCGCCATTTGTTTTGTTGTATACGCCATGCGTCGATGATGTCCCCTACCATGTAGAGTGTTTCGCATGTGTTGTGTTTGAGAAAGTTGTTCAGCTGTTCCGCCTTACAATCGCGGGTACCTAGATGAACGTCTGAAATAAAAATACTGCGATAAGTTTTTGGCGTCATACCAATATTTATCGCAGTATTGTGCTACAAAGATTGCAGTTCTGTTACAAACTTAAATCCTTACCAAGGTCCATTTAGCTGTAAATGGTTTGCCTTCGGCCTTGTGTTTCAGTATCTTAGCAAACTCTTTTTTACGAAGTTTGGAAACCGTTTCTGTATCGTGGTCGACGCAAGCCCTGTACAGTTTGGCTAATAGCTTTTTCTGTTTCATGGTTGAGTCCTCCTATACTTTATTTAACTGTTTAAAACTTTAGCTACTGAGTTCATAACACTGGCAATACGTCCAATGTCACGAAGTTGTTCCACAGTATAGCCTTCCGTTTTTAATGTGTCATAATGGGCTTTTACGCAAAACTCGCATTTGCCCACAATACTCGCGGCCAAACTAAATGCTTCAAAGTTTGACTTGGTAGTCCCGCCATGACTTGCAATAGCGTTCATACGTAACTGTGCAGGCAATCCTTTTAGGGCAGGATCATCGGCCATCTCAACGTAAGGATACCATACATTGTTCTGTGCCATAATACTTGCGGCTGTCATTGCGGCATCTGCGTGAACAGGAGCATCTGCTAACATAACGCCAAGTACCTTACCGTTGCCTGTTGCAGCGAGTGCGGCCACAGCACATCCCATGGCCACATCAGCATCTAAGGTACTACGTAGCAGGACAGCGTCAAGATTTAACTTGGTGTCTTTTGCATAGTCTGGCAACGCACCTTTAATAGATTCAACAAAACTCATTCTATTCTCCTAATGTTAGTTCTATAATACTGTTTAGCAGTTAGTACAAGTCCGCCTGCCCAAGGCAGTACATTTTCATAAAAGTCATGCATTGGATCAAGATGATTATCAATAAATGGCTCATGTACAATCATTTTGATTGCTACTACGTATAAAACAAATGCTCCAACGAAAACACAGTCTGGATATTTGTCTATAAGTCGAGCAACCAGTGTGCTACCAAACAAGATGATAGGCACACTAACTAACAAACCAAATATAATCAACCACCAATTACCACCCGCGGCACCTGCAATGGCCAGTGCATTATCTAGGCCCATAACTGCATCGGCCCAAACAATAGTACCCATTGCGCCCCAGAAGGTAGCGGCTGTTTTTACATTGCTGTGATCTTGATTGTTAGACGTCAACTTCCAGGCGATATAGATTAAAGCAAGACCGCCTACAAGTCGCAGACCTGGAATCATCAACAAGTAAGTAAGAACAGCAACACTGGCAAATCGAACTGCTACTGCACCGAACGTGCCCCATAACATGGCACGTTTGCGTAAATGCTCTGGTAGTTGTCTTGAAGCCATTGCAATAACCAAAGCATTCTCGCCGCCGAGCACTACATCAATCAATATAATGGCCGCTAAGGCCCAGAGCATTTCTAACATTATAGTGTCTCTCCGCCTACAGTACGGTTACAGGCACATAGTTCGCCAGTTTGCAATGCATCAAGAATACGTAATGTTTCTTCTGGGCTACGACCAACATTCAAGTTGTTTACGCTAACGTGTTGGATTTCATTGTTTGGATCAACAATGAATGTAGCACGAAGTGCGGCACCAGCTGGCCAGTAAAATACACCTAACTGATGAACTAGGCTGCGGTCATCACGGGCTGTGTCTGCAAACTGTGTGTGAGTGATCTTTTGTAGATCTGCATGTGCCTTTTGCCAAGCCACTTTGCAGAACTCATTGTCTGTGCTGCCTGTTAGCAATACTGCGTCACGGTCAGCGAAGTCGCTTGTTAGTTTGTCATAGGCTACAATTTCTGTAGGGCAAACGAATGTGAAGTCTTTTGGATAGTAAACAATTACCTTCCACTTGCCTTCGAATGATTTTTCTGTGATGTCAAAAAATGCATCTTCTAGCTGTCCTGGACGAACTCCTGTAACCACGAACGGATCTAATCTCTCTCCAACTGTTTTCATATTGTCTCCTTGTGTGTGATGAAAAACTTATAAGAACGTGTGTTCTATGTGTATATTATATAGTCTATTGAAATGCAAAATCAATAGGTTTTTACAATAATTATTTTAATAACGATTATAGAAAAAATCAATAACGTTTAACGTGTACTCTCTTACAAAGTACATCTTTGAAATAGTCTGTTTCTGTATCTTTGGCCCTAATAATCCATTTGCCATTATCCCCATCAACCATTCCGCAGGCTGTATTTTTGTAACCATTGGCAACATCACTGACCACTGTGTCAAAGAAACTGTAGGCGCTGATCAAACTGATGCTGGCTTCATTGAAATTGTAAATGAATTCTTGCATGGCATCCATCTGCGGCATAAATGCACTAAGGAATACTATGTCCATTTGATTATCTTTGAGATAATTTAGCAGCTTGGCAGATTCCCCTGGGAAGGCCTGTGGATGACTCCAATAGTCGTTGCATATCATGCCAGCCACTCTAAAACCTTTATAGTTCATCCAACCAACTTCTGTGCCTGCAACGTAGATTTCTTTTTCCTGATGGTACAATAAATTTTTATAGTGTACCTGACGACACTCTCCGTCAACAATAAATGCCTGAGTATTGCGCCATTGATCTTTTTCATCAAACCATGCGGTACCTAGCACAAGGTCAACGGCTTTTTCTTTAGAATAGGCCATGACTTCTTGTAGAGCAAGATCTAATTCTTCAATGCGTGGATCATCTTGACTGTCTGGCTTCCACATATAGCCGCTAAGAGAGCATTCTGGTGTGCTGAACAATTCGACATGTTCGTTCGCCGCCCAGTCAATAGCTTTTTTTATTTCTTCTTTGTTGGCTTGAATATCGTCAGTTACAGGAATTCGACATCCGCCTACAATAATCAATTCTGTTGTCATTGTTATATTATATAGAAAAAGAAAGGGGCCGTCAAGCCCCTTTGTAATATCTAATTAAATTAGAATGAATACTTGATACCAGCAGAAACTGTGCTACCGTCTTGGCTGTTGATCTTGCTTTGACCAGCTTGATAGCGATAGTCAACTGTAGCAGCCAATTTTGTTGTCAATGGATAGCTAACACCTGCACCAACTAGTGCGGCATAACCGTCAGCGGTACGGCCAGTATTATCAACGTATGCAACACCTGCTTTAACTGCAACTGTAGCAGTGGCAATAGTGGCAACATCGTATGAGCCAACTAGGCTGTACTTGTTAGTATCGCCACCTTTGGTGTAACGATCAAATCCTGCTGTTACGCCAAATTTGTTAAACTTTTGGCCTACAGTAACGCCTGCGCCTGGACGATCATTTGATCCGCCAAAATCGTAGCTGCCGTTGACTCCAACTTCTACAGCACTTGCTGAAAATGCGGCCAATGCCAACATTGATGCGATTGCTAATTTCTTCATAAAATCTCCTTTTGTGTAACTGTTAAAACAGTATCAACTATTATATAGCTCATGACTACAAATAGTCAAGAAAAAAGCGACATTTCTGCCGCTTTTTGGTTGTTTTGGTTACAAGGTAAGTCCTACCCCGGACTGCTGGTTTTTAGGCAGCTAGAGCAACTTTGCTTTTGCCGGAAACAGAATTTCCAGTGAAGCTCATTGCGCTGAAGTCGATTGTATCTGCTTTTGCATTTACGTTTATTTGCTTGATTTACGGTCATCGCCTACCGTGTTGCCGTCTCTACTATCTCGCCCTGTCGAAACCAATGCACCCCCATCAAAAAGACTTTTTATAATGCAGAACATATAGTTTACAAAAACTAAGATGCCCCACAAATAAACCCAATGCCATTCTCCAAACATAAAAGTCCTTTTGGTGGAGGTGGGCGGAGTCGAACCGCCGTCCAGAACGCCTTCGCTTTGAAGGAGTTACAACAATTTCTTAGGCTGGCTGGATATTGCTAGCCTGCTCGCCTTTTGGCCCTACAGTAAGTTCAAAACTCACTGATTGTCCTTCTTTCAAGCTCTTGAAGCCACTTGAATTGATTTGCGAAAAGTGTGCAAATACATCTGCGCCACCTTGATCTGGAGTAATGAATCCAAAACCTTTTGCATCATTAAACCATTTTACTTTACCTGTTACCATTGTATTACCTTTTTGTTATTTCAATCTATATTATAGCTTCACAAGTACTTCTTGTGCAACCCCGTTGATTACCATAATTTGTCTACGGTATGCAAACCCATCGATATAGATAACGTCGATTGGTTGCTGTTGAACTATTACTGGCTGCGGTTGAACAACCACGGGTCTTGTAGCGGCATACACTACAGCCCCTCCAATAATTGCCGGAGCAACCCAATTCCAATTTTGGTTGTATCTGTGTCCGTACCCGTGTCCATAACCATGTCCATGGTGTGGGTCTGCAAATGCAGAACTAGAAATCAATATCAAAAATGTAGCTAAAATTTTGTTCATACTCGTCTCCTTTAAGAGCTTGTTTATATTTAACGCCTAAAGAGCAAAAATAGTTTACACAGTTAGCGTGTTTATAGGCCCGCCCGCTTTTCCCCTTGGGAAAATGTTAAAGGCCAAACTATATCTTACTATATCAGATCGGTTGTCTTCTACCGAATGATTTAGCAATGAGGGAAATAGCACTAGGTCGTTTTTCTTGGGACGCAGTCCCCAACCCTGTGCATTGTAAACATTTAGTTTACCTTCGTCGAAGTTATCTTGATAGTTAAAATCTACTCGAATTGTTTCTGTCCAAAGATTATAGTTACCTTTATCTTTGTGAAATACAATGGCTCCGGAGTCTGGAGTAGTTTCTATATAGTAAACTCCGCTGATTAGGCTGTTTCCGTGATAGTGTTCTCCGGAGAAGTCGTTGCTGTAATGTCTGTTGACCCAGCTGTTCTCCATTTGAAAATCCATATTCTTTTTGGAGTCTAGAACTTCGTAGACAAAGTTATGTACGTGTGTCATGATCTTTTCTTTAAGACCTGCAAGTTCTGGACAATCTAGGATATATTTGTTTACAGAATAGTCGCCGTTGTTGGCAGGCATCCTTTCAAATTCTGTGTTTATGATGAAATCTTTCATTTTGACATCAAGACTTCCTAGAGAAGTTTGATATAAAGGAATTGCAAATAACGGAGTTACACTGAAATTATTTACTTTAGCCATCCTATTTTCTTTCCATCATTTTTTCTACGAGTGAATTCTTCTACTGTGCTTGGATAACGCCAAGCCCATATAGCAACTAGTAACATAGTTATGCCTGTTGCCACCACTGCCTTGACATTGTGAGTTGTAAACCACATGATGATCAAACTGCTTTCCATCATGAGTACCATTAGTACTTTACCACTTTTTGGAAATACTCGTTTTTCGCCCCAATTGGTTAGGAACGGTCCAAACCATTTGTGATTGTAGAGCCAGGCATGCATCTTGGGATTGACTTTGGCAAAACAATAAGCTGAAAAAACTAAGAAAATACTAAAAGGAATACCAGGAGTAACAAATCCAATATAGGCCATTCCTAAACTTAAAAATCCTACAGCATTCCAAAATAGTTTTCTCATTGTTATCCTACAATTATGTCTGCGCTACCAGAAGTGATCTTGTGTTCGCCACCGTAGGCATCACCGACTCGGCCAACTCGTTTACCGTTAGCATATACAGTTCCACTGAAACTGCTCAGTCCAGGTGCATGGGGAGTACAGCCAGGTTGATTGTGAGTGGTCATTGCATCACCTTCACGGACAACACCTTTGTTGTTGACAATGATGTCACCCGACCCTGCGGCTGTTGCCTGTGTGGTGGGACTTGTACAATTTCTTCCTGTTCCGTGCGGACTAGCAACTGTGTCTGTTCCGCTGGCTCTAGCAATTCCTGGCATATCTACTCCTTAGGCTAATTTAATGCCTGTGGTACCTTCTAGGTATTGATTTGCAAATGTTTTTTCAGCATTGGCAATAACAATGACTAATGCTCTATTGATTTTGATATCCTTATCTGGATCGACAGTAAACATATAAGGCATCATTCCAATTCCCTGTTGATTCACAGTCAATAACATTGGCTTTGATACAGTATAGTGTGTATCTTTTTCTTCAACTAATCTTGTCAATAGTTCGTCACCGTTGATCAATTTAACTGTTACCACTTCACCGGCTGTTACGCCTTTATCAATTAGCATCTTCTAACCTTTTCTTTAATTCTGTAAAACCACCAATCAATTCTTCGTCTAAGAAAATCTGTGGTACTGATCTTGCTGTTGGTACAGCTTCTAGTAATTCTTCTTTTGTCCAACCGTCACCGATTTTGCGCTCTTCAAATACAATACCTTTAGATTTTAGTAATGCTTTTGCTTGATCGCAATATGGGCACTGATACTTTGACCATACTATTGCTTTCATGTTTACCTCTTTAATATATTATATAGCTGGCAGTTGATCGTAGTCGATGCCTTCTGACATAACTCCAATTACATAATTTGTGCTTTCGTTTTCTTGTAATGCTGTTTGTTTCTTGCTGGTATCTACGTGTTTGTTGAACCAAGGAATAGGAGTGCTTCTTGGAGCAGGGTTATTATATTTGATACCGATGTCTTTTAATGCGCCGACTGCTGTATAATCCACAAAGTCTTTGAGAATGTTTGCATTTAATCCAATAACCGGACCCATTTTAAATAGATAGGTTGCCCAGTCTTTTTCTTCACGGATTACATCCATGTACAATGCGTAGACTTCTGCTTCGCAATCTATTTTGGCCTGTGCGAAACGACTGTCTTCCTTGACCACTTGATTGATCAAGAAGGCAGTCCATCCTTTGTGTAGCAGTTCGTCTTGCAGGATTAGGCTGATGATGTTGCCATTACCAATAAAAATCTTGTTCTCTACCATTGCTAGACTTGTAGCAAAGCTAACCATAAAGCGGAACGCTTCAAGTGCATAGCTAGCATGTAGCGCCATCCAGATTGCTCGGATGTGTTCTTTCTCATCCACCACTTCGCCAATTTCTTTACGACAGTTTACTTTGTGCAACGCATCATAATAGTTGCCAACACTTGACGCCATTTCAACGATTTCTTTGGTATCGTGAATTGTGTTAAAAACTTCCTTAGGCACGTTATAGATGTTACGGATAATGTGACTGTAACTCTTTGAGTGAATGTTTGTTTCGTAGAAAGTCCAGTTATAGACTAGGGCTTCTAGTTCTGGCAGACTCACGACCGGAGTAAACACTTGACTTGGGCCGCGACCTTGCAGACTGTCAAGAGCAGTTTGCCTAAGCAGGTTACTAGTGAAGATATGTTTAACTGCATCTGATGCATCCTTAAAGTCGTTGGCGTCCTTGCTTAGGCTGATTTCTTCTGGTTGCCAAAAGAAGCCACGTGCAGTAGCTTCAAAATCTGCAATCTTTTTATATTTTACTTCTTCAAAACGTTGAATAGTAACTGGGCCAGCAGGATCTAAAAACATCTTGCGATTTAGATAGTCTGTTTTTGTGTGTAAGTTGTATTGTTCTTTGCTCATTTTAATATTTTCCTGATGCAAGTACTATCTTGCAAATGTGTTCTAATCTCTCTATGTGCTCATAGGCACGCCATGGACTTGTATCGATTGCGACTACCCCGTGTCCTTTGATACCTACAATGTCATAGGCAATGTTTCCGTTGTTGTCTAATTGTAACTGCTTATGGCATTGGTCTGCAAGCTCTTGACTAATTGGTGGCACATCTCCAACATTGGGTGCTACTTTGGTATAACGATTGAGTTCTGGAAACGCATCACTGATAGTGCTAAGATCAATACCGGCATGCATAGCGGCAATGCAATAAGTAGGATGAACGTGTACAACTACACGAACTTCTCCGCTATGCTGTCCCATTGCTCGTTGTAGACCAAAGTGCAATGGAATTTCTCCACTGGGCTTTAAGTTAGCACTAATGTCAGTATAGTCCAGTTCCATCCATGCATTGTTGTAGATAGCGATCTTTTTAAATTGATCAGGCTGTAGTGTCTGCTTACGTACACCACTAGGAGTAATGTAAAAGTGGTCACGGTCGTGATGACGGATACTTACATTACCATCACGGCTGGTAATCCAATTACGCTTGTAAGCGTCTACCATTATGTCACATATTGTTTCTAACATCAGTGTCTCTTTCTGTAATCTTCTACTGCTGCCTTGATAGCATCTTCTGCTAGAATACTACAATGTATTTTTACTGGAGGCAGTGCTAGTTCTTCTGCTATCTCTTTGTTTTTGATTGTTCCGGCTTCGTCGAGAGTTTTTCCTTTGAGCCACTCTGTGACAAGGCTCGAACTTGCGATAGCCGATCCGCAGCCATACGTTTTAAATTTTGCATCTGTAATAATACCTGTATCATGATCCACCTTTATCTGTAGTTTCATCACGTCGCCACAAGCAGGTGCTCCTACCATACCCGTACCAACACTGTCATCACCCTTTTCAAACGATCCTACATTACGAGGATTTTCGTAATGGTCAATGACCTTGTCGCTGTAACTCATAGCTTGCAGGCCTCACAGTCGTCGTCTTCAATGAGTTCTCTTTCATTGTGGAAGCCGTTGTAATGTACCTCAGGCGTTGCATCAACTACTTTACTGCCAGCCTTGTTGATCAAACTATAGTAGAATGTTTTCAATCCCCAGATATGAGCCTGCATTAGATTTTTAATAATCAATGTAGTTGGCACTTTGCGATCTGGAAAGTGTGCTGGGTTGTAGAATGTGTTTGTACTGATTGACTGATCAACGTAAGCTGCTAGTACAGCCGCTGTCTTTAAATAGCCGTCGCAGTCTCGTTGTTCCCACATCAGTTGATACTTGTTCTTGAGTTTATGATACTCGGGAACAACCTGTGTAAAACTACCTGCCTTAGACTCTTTAGTGCTAATTAAACTCATTGGCATTTCAATGCCATTAGTTGAATTGATAACAACACTTGAACTCTCTACAGGAGCAATTGCCATTAGAGTAGCATTACGAACACCGTACTCTTTCATTTGTGTGCGTAGTGTTTCCCAATCAAGTTCAGGTGTAAAGTCTGCTAGATCGTTAGCACCTTTAGCACGTAGTTCCCACGGGAAGGTGCCTTGACCGTAGCGTGTCTTGCTACTATGCAGACATGCACCACGTTCTTTGGCAAGCTCTACTGTGGCTTCTGTCAAATAGTAGGCTTGATGTTCCATCCAACTTTTAACATCTTGCAAGGCATCTTTTTCGCCATATTTGAATCCACGCTTGGCATGCCAGTAGGCTAGGTTAGTAACACCAATACCCAATGGTTGGATTTCATCATTGCTTAGTTTGCTTTGTATGCTTAAAAAATCTTGGTAGTCAAGTATATTGCATAGACTACGCTGTAGAATGCGGCAAGCACGGCGCATGTCTTCTGGATTACGGAATGCCCCCCAGTTGATTGAGCCGAGTGTGCAAAGAGCAATGCGGCCGTCAGCATCATCAAGACGCTTAAAAGGTTTAGTAGGTAATAGGATTTCACAGCATAAATTACTTTGATAAATTGTGTGGTACTCAGGATCAAACGGTCCTTGGTTCATGACATTGTCAATAAACACAAGATAGATACGTCCTGTATCAGTGCGCTCTTTCAGAATACCACTCTTAAATACTTCTTCAGCACTCATAGTTTTCTTGCGTAGGTCTTTACGACGTTCATACTTGACATACAGTTCTTCAAAACGATCTGTATTGTTATAAAAGGCTTCATACAAGTCTGGCACTTCGTTTGGATCAAAGAAAGTTATGTTTTCTTTGTTCTTGAATCGTCTCCAGAAGAACGCAGACAAGACCACACCGTAGTCCATGTGACGGACACGAGTTTCTTCCGTTCCTTGATTATTTTTAAGCACAATAAGATCATCAAACTGATGATGCCAGATAGGGTAAAAAACTGTAGCACTAGCATTTCGAATGCCTCCTTGTGAACAACTTCTTAAATCTCCAAACCATTTCTTTAGGAATGGGATCATACCTGTATGTTGTATCTCCCCTCCTCTGATGGGAGAGCCCAATGATCGTAGACGTCCAATTTCCAAACCAATGCCTGCACGTTTGCTGGCATACTTGGCCATCATTTCACCAGAGGCAAAAATGGAATCCAAATCATCATCGCTACGAATAAGAACGCAACTACTAAATTGCTTAGTAGGAGTTCCAAGACCAGCCAGAACGGGAGTAGCAAGAGTAAACAGGCCATCTGAAGCAGCGTTATAATACTCTTTGATATAGCGCATACGAGCGGCGTTAGGCTCTTCTTTATGGAACACAGTAGCGGCTGCGACCATGTATCTAATTTGAGGTGTTTCATAAATCTCCTTTGTGGCACGATTTTTAACAAGATACTTCTCAATTAGCTGTTCAATGGCAGCATATCCATAGTCTTCGTCTTTTGCGTGATCAATAAAATCATTCATTCGATTCCAATCATCTTCACTATACCACTCAAGTAGTTCCGGAGTGTAAAGACCTGTGGCTACATTTTTCTTGACAATTTCATAAAGGTGGGGGACTTGATAACTTCCATAGACATCTTTACGCAACATCGATAATCTCTGTTTACCTGCTACGTATTGATAGTTAGTGTGTCCAACGTCTGGATTTTGTTCAACGTCAATAAGATCCACAATGGCTCTTAGTGTGATACCGTCAATGTCTTCAGTTGTGATACCATCGTAAAAATGTAACTGCGCTTTGATTTCAATCATTGATTGACTTACATCTGCAATACCTGCACAAACCTTTGCTACCTGTGCCTGCCACTTCTCGATTGTTAGAGGCTCTCGCTCGCCATTTCTTTTAATTACTGTAATTGTTGTCATATTTGTCTCTTGGATTTTATTTATGGCAGCTGAGAGCCAGCCCATAATATGTTGGTTTGATTTGTAATTGTATTGTAGTCTGTAACTGTGCCATAATCGTAATTCAATGCGTGTGTTTTATCTATAACTAGAAAAAAATTGGGTTCATTTTTATTTGAGCTTATAGACGTATGTATCTCACAATGAGCATGAATAAACCGCTGTGATAATTTAACAGTATACAGCATTCCAAGCACGATTGCAAGCTGGTCATAGCGATTGTCTAACACCAAATGCCATGGATCGGGCCATTCGGTGCTATTTTGGGGATTTAAGAAAGGACTAACGAATGGGGCTTTAGACCAGAACTCGGCAACTTTCTCCAATGGAGATTCGCTCGTTTCGAGTGTTGTTCTAAATTCTTTCCATTTGGTCAACCTTTCGGTGCCAAATGTATCAAACACCGTAGGTTACGTTGTATGAAATAGTGCCTGTAGCACCAGTAGCTAGAGGATTCTTATAAGACACTAGAACAGTATCAATGCCACTGTCAGTGTCATTGTCCTTTAGTTCTGCTGTGAATTCAAAATTAGTCATAAGGGTTCCTCCATGTGGGTAATTTCTATCGTCGTGATTGGGAGCTGAATATTGATATTCGTCTGTGATAGCCACTGTACTGAGATCGTCATCTACAGTAATAGTCAACTTTCCGGCTCGTGTTTGTTTCTGTGTGCCAGCACCGATGCGTAAGGAATACTCGATGTAGGTATATTTGTTTGCAGTTGATAATGCCGATAGCGGTCTAAAGCTGTCTGAAATATAAATGTCAGAATAGTTTCTATCAAACAAAACTACCTTGCTGGCATTTTCAACGTCAGTAAATCCTTTTGTGGTTTCTACAGATGTAAAATTGGCCGCTTGGTGTCTATTCGATGTTGAACTAGAAATCTTATTACCAAACGATTCGCCAAATACCACAATGCTCGATAAAGGTGAAGATGCAAGATTCTGTCCGTTACCACAGTTGGTAAAATCACATTGATGGAATGAGGTGTTTCTGCCGGCAGTGGATACAAATGCCTGTTTAGAAATTTCTTCAAAGTCTGTTCTTTTGAATTGCCATCTAGTGTCTTGTCCTACCACACCCGCTACATACACACCCCATTCGTTGACATAGAATTTGCAATCTTTAAAATCAATCTTGGTTTGGAAACTGAGAGTCTGCGTACATTTGACTGACAGGGTGTTTGAATCAAATTGGCATTGTTCAAATACAATATCTGTAACAGCTAGGGCTAAAGAGTTGTTACTCCAAAATACCGCCGCAGGCGTACTGGCAATTGTGCCAACAGTATCGCCTAATATATATGATCCTCTGAAGTTCACGTTATGAAATTTTGAGTTGTTCACTCCCGTAATAACGCATTGGCCAGTAGTACGACCTATTGTTAGATTTGATATGTGTACATTAGTTGGTCTATTCACGCTGGTAAACGATGCTACCTGCAGGCCGTCTTCGGTGATAAACTGAATGTTGTTAGCACCAATGTTTAGAATAACGCCATCTCTTGTTTCGCCTTGGATGATAGCTGTACTAGGAATTCTCAAGTCAGTAGTGAAAAGATATTCGCCGTTAGGTATGACCAATACTTTTTTAAAGTTGCCGTTTGCATTTCTAAATAATTGTTCGAAGGCAGTTTCAAAAGCGGCAACACAATCTGTACTACCATCGCCTACTGCACCAAAGTCTAGTACAGAAACATATTCGTCTAGTTTGCTTTGTAAACTTCTAGGAACACTGTAAATGATAGAGTAATCATTTTCTGCAAATTGATAACTGGCCGCTAGTTCTAGGATGTTATCATGCTCGGTAAGAATCTTTGTGTTACCTACATAAGGAGCACCTTCTGCAACAGAGCCGTTACCAATGAATAATTCTTGAGAATCAACTGCCCACGCAAACTCAGCTGAGCTCAGTTGGGGTATACCAGTATTTGAATTTTTTTGTCCTCTGCGGACCTGGATTTTCGATATTTGGACAACAGCCACGGTAATCTCCTAGAAACTTCTGTTTCTAGTATTTAGCCTATTGGGTGAGCAGTTGCTTGTAGCCCTGTAAGCCCGTTGTATAGTACTCTTCAACCTTGTTTAGCCAAGCATCTTGCCACTTGTTAAAGTCTGCAGGTTCAAGCGTAAACTGTTGATATTGAAAATCACGACTGCACATAAAGATAACACCTTTGCGGATGTCTGTACCGTAGACTTCATTATGTGCTAATATATAAGCCATCAACTGTAGGTAGTAATCTTCTACCCACTCTGCTTTCTTAGGCTTATTAGTCTGCTTGTAGTCCATTACAGCAGGCTCGCCTTCGTGTACACCTACTAGGTCAGTGGTTCCTGAGAACAGGCCTGGGAAGTAAAGACTCTGTTCCATTGCCCAAATCTCATTTACCTTGCTTAGGCCATGCTCAATAATAACATCAGCCATCTTGTTGGCCTGTACATGAACAGGATTGTTACCAGGCTGACGTTGTACTCCGCATACAAAACGTTCTAGGTTGCCGTGCATGGCAGTACCTACTCCGGCAGCTTCTGTGGTAATCTGTTGTGCCTTGGCATGTCCAATACGATTTTTCCATTCGTTCAAATGGGTCATGTCTTTGGTAGCACTAAGGATTGTGGTCACGCTGGGCAATGTTTCACCGTCGGGAGTTTGATAAACTCTTTTGCGTGTAACTGGGTCATTTACTTGGACGCAGTTTTTATACTGAAACTTTTCTACAAAGGGAGGAGGTAATATATTCATACTTTATATATTACAGGAAATGTTTTAAGATGTCAAGCCTGGGGTGTTGCTTGTGCTTGTGCCAATTGACCTGCGGCTGCAGAGGCAGCAGTTTGATCCACAGCCGCTTGGCTGTCTTCAGGACCTTTAGTACCGTCGCCTTTTGGCGCAGAGTCTGGTGCTCCTGGTACATTTAATTCAACTCCGTCATCGTTGAAGTTTTTAACCAGGGTTTGGATTACTGGATTAGAATCATACATAGACTTAAAAGTTTCATAGTCTGCTGCTAGTTCAACTCCAGTGTCCTGTGCCATTTTGCTTAGAGCGGCCCAATTTAATTTTGCAGGGGCTTTCTTACTGCTGGCTCTGCCAACAAGATTGCGTAGTATCATAACAAATTTATCTACGCCGTTATCGTCACCCTGGAATTCAAAAAATCTCATTTTATAGACGCCAATTGTTTTTGTAATGCCGCAAGTTCTTCTTGCTTTTGTTTTATTTGATCTTGAACGGCTTTTTTCTGATTCATGCGATCCAATGCCTGTTGTGCCATCATCTTGGCCTGCATTTGAGGATCAGGAGGCTGCTGCCCAGCAGGTGGAGTGTTAGGCGCAGGTGAACCAGTAGGTGGAGGAGCAGGTGGCGCTAATTCTTGCAGCCTACCTAGCTCCGCTTCTGTGACAAGATCAAATAATTTCATCCTGCTAATACTTTTAACAGTTTGCTTTCAAACTCAATGCTTTCACGCTTTTCACGACCAGCTGTTTCTAGGCCGCCTGCTGCTGCATCACTAGCACCGAACTCGTCTTCTGCTGGTTCTTCTGCACCCATGTTCATTGCATCAGGTTCAGCTGCACCCATTTCGTCGCCGCCCATTTCAGCACCTGGTTCGCCACCCATTTCAGCACCTGGCTCAGCACCTAACATTTCGTCTGGTTGCTCACCTGTTGCCAATTGGCGTACACCTGTTGACAATGTGTCGCGAGTTGTTTTTAAGTTTTCTAATGCTGCTTGGATAGCTGGAGCAACTGCGCTGATGAAACTCTTTGCCTGCTCTTGGCCCATTTCGTCACGGATGCTATCGCCTAACTGTAATAGAGTGTCGTTCTCCATTCCAGAAAGTTCTTCGATCCAGCGACCGACTCTGTCAACCATTGTTTTAGCGGTTACGATCGCACTAGCTTGTTGGATCTCGCCTTCTCTTAGATTACGCATATTATCTCCTGTTTGTTCTATGCTTTCGTTTTTGTTATGAGCTTTCCATGCTGTTGCATAAGCAATGCTCTTTTCTTTATCAGTCAGCTTGCCATCTTGAGCATAGCCTTTCTTGATATGTTTGACCATACGCTCACCTTTAGCAGTTGGTGGCGCTTTTTCTTCAATACTTTCTGTTGCATCTTGTCCTGTAACATGCACAGTCCACTTCTTGCCTGTTGATGCTGATTTCTTTGCAGCCCAGTCTTGTAGTTGACGATAGTGTTGTCTTTCTCTTTGATCGTCGGCATACTGTCCGCGACCTTTAAACACCTTCCATGGCTTGCCATTGATGTATACTGCAAAGTTGTTAGCAGGTTCTGTATTACCTTCGTCCCAATCTTCTGGATCTCTATCACGTTCCATAGCAATGCTTTCATCATGGCCACCGTAGTCGCCGTAGTCTTCATCACTGCCAAAGCCTGCTGATGCCAGTGCGTAACCGTCGTCAGTTTCGCCGCCTTCATCATCATATGTTCCGCCGTGGAATCTATTTGCTAGCTCTTCAGCATATCCTTCTAGATCATGCTCTGGAACTTGCCCGTCTAGGAAACGTAGGGCTTTGTTGAATACAACATTTTCATCGCCACTGTCATCGTCCATTGGAGCATATTCACTGTTCATCCACTGGTCGAATAATTCGTCTGGATCTGTTTCTGGACCTTCTTGTACTGCATTGTCTACAATGTGCTCAGCACGTTCTGCAATTTCTGCGTTGATGCTGTCCAACATCCATTGTGCTTTAGTAAGAGCTTCGTTTTCGATAGTTTCGTTAAAACCGCTTTCATTGCGAACTTGGCTAACCTGTGTACGTAGTTTGTTACGTGCATCTTCTAGCTTAGGAGTATCAAAATCTTCTAAGTTTAGTTTTTGGCCAAATGTTTTAGATAAACTTTCGTTCAGTTTCTTAGCACTTGTTTTAAAAAGATCTGTTGTTTTCATTTTTTGTCGTATCCAGAATGATGTAGTATTTATGTCAGAACGCAGCCAACGCCTCTGCCTTCTTTTTAGCAGTAACGGCTCGATCTTTGCTTTCAATGTACCGGGCCCATAGCATATCCGATCGATCATGATCATGGGCTGCAACTGCTCGATAATGACTGGCCGACAAAAACTGACTGTCAATATACCACCGTCCGTATTCTTGATCTGCCCTATACAGTGTATCCATCTGATAGCTAGGATAATTGTTAGCCAGCATGTTTGCCAATTTGATTGCCACTACATTTAGTGATATATTATGATACACTACTTGAGAATTTTTTACTAGATGCTTTACGTTGTTTTCACTGACAATTAGTACAGATCCTACCAAAATGCCGTCAGGCGTTTTCACTGGCATGATCTTGTTTTGATCAATCAGTTTCTTGTGGGTGCTGGATATTAAATCAGCTAGTTTCTTAGAAACATTAGTCATAAAAAAAGGACCTATGGTCCTTATTTACGTGTGTGTATTTTATAGTCCCAGGAACTTGAGTATATGTGGAAAATTGACAGCGTTTACCCAACCACTGCCTGCGGCAAATGCTAGGGCCACCATAGCATACATGGTCCATTTGCTTTTAATCTTTTCTAACTCTGAGATCTTACCTGCTAGTTCTTCATGCTGAGCAGTCTGTTGTGCATTTAATGTATTTGCATGTTCATAATACTTTTCAGCATTACTACGATATTCGTCAGTCATCATATGTAGTTGTGCTACCACTGTTTCACGTGTTTGATCTAGGCAGTCGTGCATGTCTTTGACGTCGCTTTTGAGGTCAACGAGTTTATCTTCAATGTTGTTTACTTTTATTTCAACTACGGCAACTCGCTCTGGTAGTAGTGCTAGTTGTGCAACTGCTTCTTTCGTGGCCATTTAGGGGCTCTCCAATGTTTTAAGTCAAGTGCTCGCTCCGAGCCATGTGCCTAATGTATGATTGAAATATGCCTAATTGTTTGCCTCAGTAAATGTATTTATTTCATTTACCCAAATATTGATTTTTGGGCCTTGCGTTTTAAATGCTGCAGGTTCAATGTCTATTGTGTTATTTAGTTGTGGCACTACAGGAATGTTTTCTAGGTCTTGTCGCAGCAAGAAAGTAGAATCCCCATTTTTTTCAAATAGAAAATCACGTTCAGTTTCAAATTGCCATATCCAATAGGCGCCTCGACCTGTCATAGGTTCAGGCAGTCTACCCATATGTCGAACGGGATCTTGGCGCCAATCAAAGTTAGCACGTAGGCCAATGGCCTGCATGAGTGTGTTAAAGTTGGCCTGTTGGCCAAGAAGAATCCTGTCAGTCTCGGTTCTTGAGGGATTAGACCTAGTGATGTCTATTAGAGTAATTACTTCGTAGATTGCCATAATGTGCTTCTATTTACGTCTAGATGCAGCGGCCAACAAAAAAGGACCTTTCGGTCCTTTAATGCTTCCCATCCCTGAGAAAAAACTAATTATACAATTAGGCTGCTGGTTGGAACACTGCAATTAGTGATGTAACTGCACCAGTAACACCGTGTGCGTTAGAACCAACTACTGTGTAATCGCCTGTACCTTGTAAACGTAGGAATACGTTGTCTGTTGTACCGCTTACAAAAGGTGTGCCGTCTGCTGTACCAACACCTGCTACTGTGAATGCTGAATCACCAGAACCACTTGAACCATGACTTGTTGTCATGTAAGCGATAATTGTGTCTAATTCAGTGTTAGTGATGTCTGTCTTAGCAATTTTGATGATAAGAGTACGACCTGCGTCGGAAGTGCTGATTGCGTGTTTTAGATAGTTAGCGCCAAATGTTGTTGAGCCAACTGCTAGTGATTTTACGTCTGCCATGATAAGTTCTCCTTAAATTATGTAACCCCGCTCCGGGGTCGGCATGTTTATTTATTTTGGTTTGGAGAAATCAAGCAGATACGGTGTGATTTTGATTATTTTACAGCGGCCATCATGCGGCGGAACCAACTAGGTGTGCCAGTTTGATAGCTTTCAATTTGCGCTTTCTTAGGTAGTTCAACACCGTCTTTGGCTAGGCTTTCACGTGCATCTGCAACTAGTTCATCATAGTTTGGCAGCTTCATGATAACGTCTAATATACTTTCCACGCTTTCTAGATGTTTTGCAGAAGCCATTTGCCCCAACAATTTTTTAGCAATTTCGTTAGGATCTTTGGTAATGATTTCGTTGGTTTCACGATTCATTAGGCCGTTTTGAAAACTCCACTTCATTCCACGTGCCTTGGCAATACTGCTTAGAAGCATGTGACGATGTGCGCCTTTGTAAGGGCTATTTTCGCCGCCGCCTGTCATTGAAAACTTCATCCAGTCACGCTCACCAAACATAAAGTCTGCTTGCACATAGCCGTTCTTTTCATCGCCTTTGATAGGAGTTTTGAAGTGTACGCTAACGCCACTCTTTTTAATCCACTCTTTAGGGTTGCCGCCTTGTTTGCCAATGTAGTCTGCTAGCTTTTTGGCAAATTCGTCTTTGTTTACTTCGTTAGCATCAATGGCTAGATCTAGGTCACCGCTGGTTTCTTTTTTACCAGTAGTTCCTAGCATGTGATCTGTAAGCTCTAGTCCTGTGATAGTTTCTAGCCATTGAACCGTAGGAATTACATCAGCACGGGCAATACGTTTAGTTAGTATTGTGCCGGCATCGTCTTTAAATACGTTACCACCTTCGAATAGATTATTTCTCATTTTCTTCTAAAATTTGTTTAGTTTTACGGGCCTCTGCGATCTTGCGGACACCGCGAATAAATTTGTTAGGATCTTGCCCTTTGATAGCATTGATAAACCTACGCTCTAGTTCGCCAGCTGTATCAGCATCATAATTCTGATGAATGCTTTCTAGTAAATTGATAGCAGAATTGATGATGTTAGTGGCGCGGCTTTCAACCAAAGAGTCATTGCTTCGGCGCTGTGCGATTTCATTTAATTCCTGCAGAATTGATCTAGTTTTAATTTTCATAGCACCTTCCTATTGTTATATTTAACTCATTTTAATCAATAATAACATTGTACTGAAATATATGTGGTTACACAAGAGCAAGCTAAATACTCAGTAGAAACCATGAGTTACTACACACATACAGAGGATACACAAAATGAAATACTTATCAGAAAAGATGCTGGCCATCTTGGAACGTTTAACCGAAATGTTTCCGGGATCTAGCTATCAATCAAGTCTAGATGCTTATCTAGCAGACAAAGGCATTACCGATGCCGCACAGTTGGAAAACTACATCCGACAATACAACTCCCAAAAGGAACGTTATCTATGAAAACCGTATTACACAATATTTGGCAAATTTTAGTATCAGTTGGCGAAGCACGTCACGCAGCATTTCTTGCTCGTCAAGGTAAAGTAGCGGAGGCTAAAGCACTATATGGACAGTGAAAAAGTTGCAAGTCTGCTGATATTGGCAATCGTTGCTTACCTAGTAATAACCCAATAATATTGCGTCGCAAGACGTAAATACATACACACAGGAGGTCTTCTAGATGACTACGAAATTTTCACACGTCAAAGGATCTGAGGTAGAGTTTAAGGGTGGCGGATTACGTGACTTTTTCCTATACAAAGATCTTGGCGTGGCAGATGCAACACACGGGCGTGTGCTTGCACACATTACCAAAGCCAACTTACCACCAGAAGGTTCGGGCGGTACTGGTTGGCACATTCACGTGGCTGAGTTCCAAATCGTTTACATGCTAAAGGGTTGGGCCAAGTTCATGTATGAAGACAAAATCCACCTAGTTGAAGCAGGGGACTGCGTACAACAACGTCCAGGCATTGTACACTACTTGTACGACTACAGCCCAGACATGGAATATTTGGAAATCATTACTCCGGCCGATTACGGTACAGAACCTGCTGAAGGACCATGCGCGATACCCAATCCAACTCCTTGGGAGTAAACAATGACACTTGTTTACATACACGGTGCTAGTGCTACTAGTGAAAGTTTTAACTACATTAGAAGCAAGTTAGGTGATGGTATAGACATCAATTATGACAGCCGCAATGGGTTTGAAAACAATCTAGCTGAAATTATTGAGCACTTAAAACCCATAAAGGACATAGCGTTTGTGGCACACAGTCTAGGCGGTATCTACAGCCTGCATGTTGCCAATGCCATACCTAATCAAGTACGTGGTGCTGTTACACTAAGCACACCCTATGGGGGCGCAGAAGTAGCAGAATATGCCAAATACTTCCTACCCTTCAGCAGATTGATGCGTGATATTGGGCCTAACAGCTGGGCTTTTAAACAAGCTGACAAGATCAAAATACAGCATCCATGGACTAACATTGTAACAGTAAAAGGGCAAAGCCCGTTTATGCTGGCACATAATGACGGAGTAGTCACAGTGGCCAGTCAAAAACATCATGTAGATATGGAACTGATAGAAGTTGATTACAACCACTATGAAGTTGTTCTCAGTGACCAAGTGGTAGACCTAATTCGAGAACGAGTAAACAAGTTCAAGAAATAAGTTGCTTTTATGCCGATAGGCATATATAATAGTACAACAGTGAAAAACAAGTAGCTGTTGAGAAGTAGACATACACACACAAGGAGATTATTATGTCAAACAATAATGGCGGAAACGTATTTGCAGAAATGGTAAAAGCACCAGAAGTTAAATTTAATAAAAACGGCTACGAGATTCGTACAGACATCCTAGCAATGGCTAAAGAGCATGTTGAGCAAGAGTACAAGGCCAAGTACGCAGGTTGGGAAATTACAGCCAAGCGTGACGAAAAGAGTGGTCAACTTGTTAGCACAGTTACAATGCCAGAATTTCCAGGTTTAGATAAAGTTTTAGAAGCTGCTGAAAAGATGTACGGATTTGTAAACAGTGGTCTGAAGAAATAATTATTGACTGCATAGCAGTATATTATAGAAATGGAAAAGCACCCTAAGGGTGCTTTTTCTTTATGTTCTAAGTTTAGCTAGACCAATATAACTAAACAGTTTAAACCACATCCAGCCTATATCAAACTCCCACCAATTTTTGCTGAGCTTGGGACTCGCTGGGTCCAAGTGGTGGTTGTTATGCAATTCTTCGCCACCAATAACAATGCCCCAAGGCACAATATTACGACTATGATCTTTAGTTTCACCATTACGATACCCCCACCAATGTCCAATGCCATTGATAAATCCAGCGGCCCAGAACGGAATCCATATCATTTGTACACCCCATATTAGAAAACCCCACAGCCCAAATAACAATAGGTCTATGACCAGCATTACAAGAATGCCGTGGCGGTGATATCTAGTATAGAAAACTTCAACACGATCCTTAGGAGTACCTGCTCCGTATTTGATAACCATGTTGGGATCTTTGGTTGCTTCGTGGTACAAACTCCAACCACCTAACAATAATCGTTTAATACCAAATACGTGTGGACTATGCGGATCGCCCTCTACGTCTGTATTTTGATGATGTTTGCGATGTACAGCTACCCATGCTTTGGTAGTCATTCCTGTAGTTATCCATAACCAAAAACGCATAAAATGACTGAGTACAGGGTGAAATTCAATGCCTCTATGTGCTTGGCATCTATGTAGGTATAGTGTCACACACACTATGGTGATGTGCGTCATCACTAACGTTGCTATAATTTTATCCATACAATATTTAGCCGTAAAAAAGTGCTCACTTCAAGAATACATTCCAGGGCACGACTCCTATATATTCTAGCCCAGCAGCCGGGCACACCTGAAGTAACGTATAACGTCCTAAGGTAGGTGTTCTTTATTCAGCGTTCTTCCCGCATCGGGCACGTTTAGCATTGGTCAATGCACCAAAATCTACCGGCCATTCTTGTCCCGGAGCAAGTTCAATGGCGCCTTTAGGAAATTTATAATCAACTCCTGCTACTTTTTCTATTTCAGCAATTGGTTTACGGAACACAGTTAGATCGTTGCCCAGATTCACGTAGGGTTTAGTATGTGGAAATACCCAACCAGCAACTTGTTTGGTTTGATTGTTGATTACAATCTTGTAGTAACCATGTGGAACGATAACGCCATTGCCAATTGTAGGATCACCAGCGCCATATAATGCCCCCACGTATATAGTGAATGGTTGGTTGAGTTGGACTGTCCAGCCTCGGACGGATGTCTCCAACAATTTCCAAATTCCCCTGTTTAAAGAGCCGTGTTGAGGGTACATGTTTGACATTAAAAAACTTTCATATTCCACTTGCTGACTCCACGATAAATCACCGTCCGGAGCAGCATGGCCTTTGTCATAGCCTGTACCAGCATAGTCATCTGGGCGGGCACCTGTACCACCAAGACTTTGATCAGCTACAAAAGCGTTGGTACGTGGAAAGCAACCTAGTGCGTTTTGGGGTAGCAGAGTGTATGCTACATAGACAGGAATCTTTACAGGTGCGTCATAGGCAACTAGGTAAGCTTCTCTGCATATTGGTTGTGCTGTACGAGCTGTTTGAGCAAAGCCGTATGGGCTGTGGACAGCACAAGATTGTACAGGTAGTGGAGCACGTTGCTCCCAGGCAAATGCAGTTGATGCCGCAAACGCCAATAATAAAGTGAGTAGTTTTTTCATACAATTATTTATGACCACGCAACCATTTTAAATCGCTCTTCAGGGATGCCAAAATAACGGCATTTCCAACTGCTTTGAGCAAAGAAATCTAAATGATGCCACTGTGACTTGTGTGCTAGGATCTGATGGCCAGCGTCACGCCAATCAATGTTTAATAGTATGGGTTCAATAGTTTTACGGACAGTTTCAATTTCATCGTAGTCAAAGCTATCCCATTCCCAATGTAGCACTTCAAAGGCATTGCCGTCACGGTCAACCCAATCCATTGAAAAGTCCAAGCCCCATTTGGGTTGTATGGCTATGACTTTGTGTATTAGCGGTAGTGTTTTTGCCCAGTTGTGTAATTCTGCTAGTGCATCACCTACATAGCCTTTACGTTCAAATAGTAGACTGTGATTTAATACACTACCCTCTATCTGCGGTAATGATTGCAGGAACCACGGCTGTTTTAGGGCCACACGATGTTCTCTGTGTTTCTTGGGTTTTGACCAATTGCTGTAGGCATAGTGTTTTTCTAGCTCAGTGAGATCGTAGCCGTTTTGATCAAACAGAGCAACATCTTCTGCTGTGGGTAGATAAACAATCTTTTCTACGGGTTTATCCCAGTAACCGTTGGGATCGAACTGACTGTCAGTTAGAACTACTTTGGACATTTTTATCTACACAATCTAAACATGCACATTCGTTGCAATCGCATCCGTCTGTCATACAGCTGAAACCGCAGTGTGAGGTACACCAACAAGGGCATTTGGGTTTTAATCGTTGATATGTTGTGTCATTGTCTTCCAAGGTACGCTCCTTATTTTACTATTGGGCCGCCGGTGATCCATAATTGGCACGATCTTGTGCCCGCACATTTAAAGTGAAGTAGATTACAGTAGCCTAAGTCAGCGGCTTCACGGGTTTTTTCTGCTTGGTAGGCTTCTTGACCCATCCCGTCTTCCATACACTTGTACATTTCGTCAGTGATGTTGAAAGCCGCACAATTACCGCAGGTCATTGTCTTGGCTGTCTTTTCTGTTATGTCCCATTGCTTGGCACTGTCTTTCCAATAGTTGCCTGGCTCGTCTGGATTGGCAGGACCATAGTGATGTTTGTCAATAGCAACTTGACGATTCTTTACATTCTCTTCTAAGTCGTGTGTAGCAATGGGACATCCCTTGTTGGCTGCTTCTACTATGTTGATATACTTTCTATACATTTTCCGCCTCTTCTAAATAGTATCCGCAGCCAGGAATACTCCAAACATTGTGCTGTAAGTTCCTTACCAACGGATATGTTCTACATCCATTGGGGCGGGTTTCATAAATCTTACATCTACGAGCTGTTTCATCAAAGTGTTCGCACCATTGTAGATCATATTCCTTGTTGCCTGGGCGATATACCTTTATTTTACAACAACCGCCACCACACTCGCCAAACGGATCGCATGAACCTTTAACAACGGGATTGATCCAAATAACTTCACTCATTATACCCAGGCAAAGTAGCGTAGATTAAACGCACTTGCGTCAACACCGCCGCTCCAGTTATGGAAGTTTACGCTTAGTGTGTTAGTAGCACTGACCCAAGCTGCCGCTACAAATAATCCTGCTGGCAGTTCGGAACCAGCTGTAACCACAACCTTGTGACTGGTTGTTAGTCCTGTAACTGTAACCGTTTGAACAGCGATAGTTTGTTTACCAATGTTAGCTGGATCAATGCTGACTTCACCAGCCTTGATATCACTCATACCGCCCAGTGCTGTTAGGCTACTGGTGACCACTGTTGAGTTTAAGGTAGTACCAGTTAGTGTACCAGCAGCCGCTGTGACTGTACCGCTAGCACCTAATGCTATTGCAGTACCATTTACTGTGACTAAACTATTGACCAGTTTTGCGTTGGCAATTGACCCAGCCAGCATGGTATTTGTGACTGTGCCAGTGTCTGTAGTATAAACACCATTGGTCACTGTGCCGGCATTTCCATCAATGCTTACACCAGTTAGGCTTTGTGCGGCACTGGCTCTGTTGTATTGAATACTGGTTGTACCAACATAGTGTGTGCTGGTAGATAGGGCTGTGTTTTCTACATTGCCCAAACCAACTTTGGATTTAGATAGTGTTAGCCAGGATGGGTCGCTGTATGAACCGGTGGTAACAACACCGTTAGTCACTGTGCCAGCATTACCGCTTACATTGCCAGTGACATTCCCTGTAACATTACCCGTTAAACTGGCTGTAATCACATTGGCAGCAAAGTTACCTGAACTGTCTCTGCTGACGATAGTACTGACATTGGACAATGGTGTAGCCGTGCTACCTAGTGTGATAGCACCAGTTGATTGACTGACCGTGATACCACCGCCACCTGTTAGGCTGGTGAATAAGTTGCCACTAGGAACCTGTTTCCAATGTGTGCCATCGAATATAACAAAGTCGCCTGAAACGAATAGTTTACTACCGTCACCAATGTTGCGAGTTCCGCCTACTTCAACAATGTATTCCCAACCTGCTATCAATCCTGCAGGTGAACTATCGCTTAGAGTAGGAGTGTTAGTGTTAGCGTTCCATACACCCTTAAACACCACAGCACCTGATAGACTATCGGGAATCTGTGCGGCAGTGAGTTTGCCGTCTACCCCCAAAGTGGCTACACCAGACGATGCACCCTTTTGTGTCAGTGGAATACCTGCTGTGGTTTGTACTGTTTCGTCGCCGCTGAATTTTATACTCTGTGTCGCAACTCCTGTGCTGTTGATTGATGCTACATTCTGCGAGGTTATCTGTCCCGCAGGAGTAGTCCAGAAATTGATCTTGGTGCCTTTGGCCGAGTCAGTAAAGTCCTCCAGTGCTAGAAATTCAATTCTAGCACCTCCTGAACCCCAAGTAGTAGTTCCGTAACCGTTGGCACTGATGCGGGCTAAGATGTCATTGGCCTTCAATGCGGCTGGGCCGGCCACTGAGCCACGGGCGGCATAACTGGCCCATACTGCGTAGCTGTTGTCTCCACCTACTGTGCCTGTGCTACCGTAACTACGTTGAACTATACGACTGTTCTTGTTGGGTCTGCCAGTTGCCTGTACCAGTGTGTCTGGGAATAAGGTAGTAGGTTCTGCACCGCCTGACGCATTGATACCCAACATGGCCTGAGTTGAACTGAATGTGGTGTTGTCTATCTGTGCTTTACGCTTGACATAGAAGAAGCCAGTGTCGCCTGCGTCACCAACTGAGATGTCTAGTGTAGCGTTGGCGCTGGTCAGGGTGGTATCACGAATGGCTAGATTACCCAAACGTAAGTTTTGAGCACCGTTTAAGAATAGTGTGCCGTTAGTGGCAACAATGTTGATATTAGCATCTGTAATTGTATCTGCAAGGAATAGGCCTTGAGTACCAAGATACAAGTTGGCAAATCGATGATTGGCATTGCCTAGGTCAACATCGTTATCCAGGGCGGGAACAAGACTGCTATTAAACGTAGAAATACCTGTGTTGTCTATGATGGTTGAGTATATCCCGTTTGGGCTAACAATACGGTCTTGGTATCCGCCTAGGGGATTTGAGTCAACCCAATTGCCGTCGTAGTAGATGTACATTCTACCATCATCTGTATGCCACCATAAGTCGCCTTCAACTGGTGGCGGGCTTGTAGGTGGATCAGCACCTTCGTGTACGTTGGCTCCCAGTCCAGTACCGCTGACAATTCTGCCGCCTGGGCTGCCGTCACCAATGCGAATGGTGTTTGTTTTACCGTCGTACCACAAACGGCCTATCTCGCCTACGCGAGCGTCACCGTCTGAGTAATTGCCACGTCCTGTGAAAAACTTCTGTATGAATGACATTGCCTTATCCTACAACGTCGTTATCTTCGCCGGCAACATGAACTACTGCTGGATTGATACCGGCATTTTTTCTAATGGCATCTAGTTCGTCTGGAACACCATTACCGTCCTGATCAAATGCACTAGGAACTCCTACTGCTTTTTTCAGTAGCTCTAGCTTTTGCTGTAGTGGCGGAATCATCACACCGTCTGCATCGCCGTCATCCTGTTCAGGTTGAGCAAAATCTTTTGGCTCAGCTGGTGCAGACTGTTGTTCCTGCTGATCTAACAGCTCTGCTATGTTGTGTAATATATCCGACATTTTCATAATTTTGTTTCCTTAAATTCTCATAGTCCGTAATAGGATTTGGTTGTGTTATAGTTTGATAACATTTCTGCGTCTGTTAGCAGTCCGTTATAGATCTGTAGGCTACCAATACCGCCATTCATATTTGGATCACCAAAACCCCAATTTGAACGACCGATGTAGCAGTTGTTTCTTACTACGTTCACTGGCTTAGGCAGTGAGCCCGAGCCTGCTGGCTGTCCATCTACATAGATAGTGGCTGTACCGTTAGCACCACTAACATAGTTGAATGTACAACAGATTTGATGCCAAGCATTTAGCAACACTGTACTGGCTCCGGGATAGGTTGATTGGAACTGCTGTCCTTCGATGTAGATACCAGGCTTACCTGATACACCAAAACTATTAGCCAACAGCACATTGTTTGAACCTGCGCCGTTGCCAAAGTCAAAGATGCGATTCCAGTTTAGAACTGCGGTGACATAGACCCAGCTCTGCACAGTGAATGAAGTACCTGTAAAATATGCTCCGCTTAGAGCTTGAACATAGTTGGCATTACCGCCTGGGAATACCGCACAGTTTTGTCCACCAAGTGTTCCGTATGCTACTGTTCCGTAGATAGTAGCATCGTTGTGATTGCTGGTTAGATCATACCAAGTACCCGGACTGGCACCACGTGCCAAACTGTTGGTGTTGCGACTGTCTAAGTTCAAAATCAGTGTTGCTCCACTTGCTGCTGTTTCAATAACTGTAATAGCAGTATCTGGATTGGTTGTTGACCAAGGACGCCCTTCTACTAGTCCGCCTACGTTAGGGTTGTCAGTAATACCGTTTCCACTATATTTTGTTGGTAATAGCGTTATATCTAACGTGTTGGCGGCTCTATAGTAGGGTTTAGTTGCGTCTACACTACCAGTAACTGTTCCATCAACTGCTACAACTTTGCCCTGACGTTTGGCGGTAGCAATGGTTAGTTTGCCTTCTTGCTTTAGCTGTTTTGTTGATAGATTTGATATTCCGTTTGCGGCCATTATTTTTGTCCTCTGTCAGTATTTAGCCTTAAATAGCTCACGATGATAAACAACGATCCGCAGTATTGGACTAGCTTGAAATGGCCCGCAGCACCTAATCTAGACGATTACGCTGTATTTGAGCATTATTGTAAGGGTCGTGTATTGCTGTTGGGCAGCACTCGATTGCTCCTACCTTTATGCACAGAAGCCTGGGACCTAGAGCCTGTCTATGATGACCCTAAAATTCTAGCGAAAGATTGGTTTACCTTAGATAGTCACTGGGATACCGTTATTATAGATGGCGGGCTAAGTTATGGAGAAGAGTTCGTCAAACGATTGTTGCCCATAGTACTCAAACATTGTGATACTTTTGTTGCCCGTGCTTTCCTAAACCCTAATTGGCCTACAAAGTACGCAGTATACTTTCCCCGTGCTGAGGAACTTGATCCGCAACCACAAGAACACCCCGTCAACGAAGTTTACACATTTTACATATGGAACAACAAACAATATTAGCCATGTACTCAGGCGGCTTAGACAGCCTAGGCATGGTGTACAAACTGCTAACTAAAGAAGAGTATAAAGACTATGCTGTACACATACACCACGTACACAACAAGAACGTGGAGAAACGTTGGCGGGCAGAAGCCGTTGCGGCAGAACATACTGTCAAAGAACTACGACAGTTGGGCCATAGTTTTGTCTACAGTGAAAGTGAAATAGGATCACAGCCCTATAATGGCAGTTTTATGTATGACAGTGATACTATGAGCTACTTTGCTGGCTATATTTGCTCTACTAATCCTAGCATTGTAAAAGTTGCCCTAGGTATGCAGGCCAACGATGGTAATCTAGCATTAGAGGAAAGGCGTAAACGTGCTGACAAGATACTGGCAGCATTCACTGATGTTAAAAAAATATATCCTGTGCTGGATATGACCAAGCGTGAGATATATCTTAGTCTGCCTGAAAGCCTGCGCGATATGTTTTGGTCGTGCCGGCGGCCAGTGTATACAGAAAAAAGTATCGCACCTTGTGGACGATGCGATACTTGTGTGAAACTACGTGAGCAGGGTATACGTTAGACTTACCAAATAAACGTGTGAGTTTCACCAGCAACAAAAATACCATAGCCGCCTGTGCCAGCACCAATAATCCAGTTTTGGCCGCTTTGGTCTCGTTCTACAGAAGTCACTGTGTGTCTACCACTGAACTGAGATATAATAGTTGCTCCTACAGGCATACTTGCCGCCCAAGCATCGTTAGCAGGATTACTGAGTATCCAAACATCGCTGGAACCGCCATTGGCCAGTGCGTGTGTGGCAGTGTGTAAGTTCACAACATCTGCAGACAATGAATAGATTCCACCAGTTATAGTGTGTCGTCTAATATCGGTTATGTTTACACTAACTCCAGGCTGGAATAAGGTATTTGTTGTTGGAACACCCCATGCTGCCGGGTCTGATAAAAACACTGGTGCCCTAACTGTTGTGAAACGAGAATTGTCACCAGCAACTGTTATAGTGCCGCCCACTCGAATCTGTTTATCTAAATTGGGATAAAGACTTGTTGATACATATATGTTGCCGTTGCCTGAGGTAATAACTGGCACATTATTCAACTCACCATAAGATAGATCAGTTGTTGGATTACTACTGTTCATCAAAAATACTGTTCCTGTAGTAGGTTCAGTTCTTATTGTTGGAGTAAAGTTACTGGTGTATAGATTGGCTGTGCTGATGTGTATGTTGGTAATTTTGCCTGTAAAGTTTTGATAATTTGCGTCAGGGACTCTTGATCCAATATGTATTGCGTCAGTGCTGTTGGTCAATAGCACACTGGTGTTGTTTATTGATTGTTCTACACCGTTGAAATAAACACGAGATTTACCAACATTGAGATTGTCAGGATTAGGAGCAAAAGATATTGCCACGTGTGTCCAAGTGGTAGTGCTGGCAGGTTCGACCACGTAAGGCATTACGCCGCCTCCACCAAGTCCCAAGGCAATATTGCCACCGGCGGCAAATATGTCTAAGCCGTGGCCACCATCTCCACCTTGATTGCCCTGTGTGATCATTCCACCGTTAAAGTTTCCACCAAAAGAATTACTATTAGGGGCTTTCTGCCACCATTCTATAGTACCTGTTTTGTCCAAGGCCCAATCACTTAAATTTTCACCCAGTGTTATATACTGACTGGTCTGAGCAGTAAATGAAAAACTACCAGTAGTCTGGGTAACACTTGTGTCATTGATGGTTATAGTAGAGGTTGCCAGTATTGTGCCACCGTTGCTTGTTGGTAGGAGCCAGACAGTGAATGACTCTGCTCCTTCAGTAGTAGTGTCAGCAATAGCTGTTACAGAGAATGTGCCATAATTGTTAGTAACAGTAACTGAGCCAGAAACTGCCTCGAGATCACTGGAATTAGCATTTGGAGACCTCCAATAATAAGTGCCGTCAACAATGTTAGAGCCTCCAACTGTGAATGTTAGACTCGCACCTTCATCAACATTGTTGGCCGATGGTGTCAGTGTGTAAGTTGGAGGAGGAGTGTAATTACCACCGCTGACAACAGCACCTATTACTGCTTGAATAATACTCATTGTGTATCCTTAGTCGTCGTTGTAAATGTCAGCACCAGCAACCATCCAAATATCGCCGTGATTTTCACTGTCATCTGAACGTGTGCCTTCTTTGATCTTGATCAGTGTAATCATCTGTCCTGAACCATGGTCAGGGAATCCAATATAAGCAGTCTTTTGGTTGCCACCTGAAAACCACATTTGACCTCTAAGGCTGTCACTTCCTTCACACTCCACATAAGCATCCTCTTCGCTGATGTTGACCAAAGTCACTGTATAGCCCACTGGCAGTGTGACCTTTTCCCAGTTGGGAATACGCACTGAGTAGTGACTGTTTTCAATCAGTATGTGTCTACCACTATCTTCTGGACGCAGTACATAACGACCACCACTGATTTTCACCTGTGGCACAATGGCTGTGCTGAATGACTGCTTGCTGCCATCACTAAACTCAATAGCACCGCCTTGATTGCTCAGTATGGTTTCAGGATAGAATGTGAATTCATCGTTGGGGTAGCCAGCGTAATAATACTTGAGATTGTTAGCGGTTGTGATACTGTTGGCATGAACTGTGGGGTCAAATGTTGTGCTTGTTCTATCACTTAGACGCCAAACTTTGACAATGTCATCTGTGGGTTCCACATAGGTCCATAGGCCGTGCTCGCCAACACCTGTGCCGTCTAATGGCAGTGTAACTATAAATCCATTGCTATTGTTATTATCAGGAGCATCGCAATTACCCGCAAGAGTAAACTTGTTGCCATGTATGCTCAAGGCCTTGTTGCCATAGCCCATGTAGTTCATTCTGGTGTCGCTTTCGTGAACACCCCATATACGCTTCCATATGACTTCACCATCAGTGTCCAATTTCACAAAGTAGATAGCATCGTCACCAAAGATTTCATCGTTGTAAGTACGCCAAGCAAGTAAGATTTCATCTGTGGCAGGATCAACTGCTACACTGATGTTGCCGTCTGGACTTTCCCAACCATCACTGTTGACCCCAATGAACTGTTGCCACACAATGTTTAGACTGCTGTCCAACTTGGTGACCAACACTTCATCAGTATGATCTCTATAAGTGTTGTACATGTTATGAACTACAACTATGCTGTCATTGGCCATTAGAGCCACTGCTCCCCTAGTGGCACTTTCATTGCTCATGTTGTCGTTGACAAACTTGCTGGCTGTGATTGTGCCTGTGCTGGAGAATTTTACCACTAGTGCTTGGTCATAGTTGACTTCATAGCGTCCATTACCCACAGCATATAGACTTGTGCCAGCGGCATTCCATACTACCCCACTAAACATGTCGCCACTTGGTCCGCCAATGGCTTTGGTAAAATCTGGAGTCCATATAAATGCTTCACCGCCCAAATTCTGCTTGATGGCAAATGTGGAACCGGGTGTGGTGTAGTCAATATAGGCACCGGTAGTCAACTGTAAGTGCGTTGAGGGATGAGTACCACTTGGGGTTACAGATCCAGTAATCGCACCAGAGCCATCTACAGAATTGACTGTTATGGTGATGTTCTTGGCCGGTACTGTGCCACCAGCAAAACTTGTGCCTAGAATCGTAATCTCATCACTCACAAGATAGTCTTGTCCTGAACTCTCAACTCCAGAGTCTACAACAGCACCAGTGGTTGGATCAAACACTAGATAAAAGGTTGCCCCAGTACCACGCACCCTGAATGGAATACGAGATGTGTATGATCTATCACCGCCAGTAGCAGTACCCGTAGGATTGACCACAAGATTTACACCACCACCGCCATCAACTCCCACAGTAAATGTTAGGTCGTTATCAGGAGTGGCACCACCAAGACTGGATCCCAGTATCTTGAACTTTTGACCAGCACGGTATCCTACACCTGGAGTAGTGGCTTGGATATTGGTGTATGCTCCGGAAACAATGTCAACGCTGAACACTGCGGCCACTGCTTCATTTGGGGCTTCTACCATGCCGCTTAGAGTTTGATAATAGTTTACATTAGTGACTTGAGCCTGATCTGTGATACCAGTGCCAGTGATCCACCAGTCGGCGTAATTGCTAAATGCTTCACCTGGAAAATGTTCAGCATCAATGTCTGCCTTGGCAACCCATATCTTGCCCTGTGGGCTACCTGCCAACGGAGTAATAGTACCGTATTCCGCATATTCATTGAACTTTTGTCCAACAACAGCAATCTTACCAGTTGCGCTGACATCAGTGTCCATGGCATAGACATCGCCTTCATCCTGTAGTGTGGTTGTGCGGACTATGGTTCCTGAACCTGAATCAATTTCCATGACCACAGTTTCAGTCCATTCAGCATCGCCTTGTATGCTTGTGAATTCACCTCCCAACATTGTGGGTGTTGTGACAATGACCATGATGTTGCCCGACACTGGATCATAGGTCATTGAGCGCACTTCACACTTGGCATTGTCGTTGTTGTCAGTAGCGGCATAAGGACCAGTAGCGCCATTTGCCGCTGTGCCGCTCACAATGGTAACTGTAGCCACTTCGCCAACATAGTTGTTTTGATTGGTTATGGTGGCCACTGTCAACACCAGTGAATTTGCGGCAAAGCCAGCGAGGTCGCGGCCACTTAAAATAATTCTATCACCTACCTTGTAGCCTGAACCACCACTGTCTACTGTCGCAGAAGTGTAGACTCCATTTTCCGCAGTGACATCAAAACTGGCACCACTACCGCTGAATACTTGGCGATTCCATACCACTGTGCCTTCTGGTGTGAACTTCTGAATGAAAGCACGATTGCTAGACCACCAGTTACTGCCCAAAGTATAGGCAAATCCGTCTGCGTCGTGACATACGCTTTCAAACCAAATGTCATCGCTGGTGTTAGGGAATACACCATACAGGGTGGCTGAGCCCAACTGCTGTTGTTGTAGACGAATATTGGCATCTGCTGGTGCTGTGAATGTGCCGTCTTTGCCGAACTGCCAAGTGTTGATCTTGCTGGTATTGCGTCTTACGCTGACGCCCACTACCTGTGTGGCAAGGTTGGCATTGCCTTCGGGAGTCATGGCAATGTCATTGGCCAGAGTCACCGGTCCGTTGACTGCCACTAGCGTGTTGGTCAATTTGCCGGGAATACGGCTGGTCGATAGTGACCAACCTTCTGCTGACCATGCAGTGGCCGCAGTGTCAAACTGTGCTAGGAAGCCTTGCGTGAAATAATCTTCGCCTCCACCTAAGACCAGGTCTAGACCACTTGCTCCCAGTCTAACTGAGCCGCCTATGAGTATCTTGCCGCCTTTAACGGCCATTAGATCTGTTCCTGGCACGTTGTCCCAGCCAAACCAAGGCGCATCGTTCAGTAGACCTGGAATTTCTTGTGAGTTAGGATTGTCAAAATAACTTTGCCAGATCACAGCACCTGTGGTTTTATTGTAGCGGGCCAGTGCCAATGTGCTGTTCCAGAAACCTAAACTTGGATCTGCGCTGCCTGCTGAGTTTCTTTGATAAGTGCTGGCATACAAATACAGGTCACCATCTTCACCCACTGCTGTGCCAACACCCACCCAACTACATGGGCCTGGCCCAACTCTACGATCCCATACCATTGTGCCCAGCGTGGTCATCTTGAATATGACCACAGAATTGCTTTTTAGACTGCCTGGCTGTGGTGGTCCGCCAGCAAAACTATCTGGGTCTGCGCTGTCAACCAAGTATGTGCCAGTGACATAGATGTTGCCCACACTGTCGAGACTTAGACCAGAGGCCGCGCCATAAGGTGTTTCACTGGCAAGACTCACGGTCTTTTGCCAGCCTATTCCGCCTGCCTCAGTGATCTTGGCCACTAGAATTTGAGGGTTTATGTTTGGTTCGCCGTTGACTGTGATCTCAACTAGGGCATCGCCAGCCACAATGATGTCGTCGTTGAAATCAACGGCCACTGAGTAAATGTGTGAATAACCAGGCTCGGCTTGTGCCAAGGACCTTTGCCAAGTGATTGTGGTAGCAGTGGGATTCAGTTTGGCCACAAATGGTGTGTTATTGCCTTCCAAGTCAAAGTAACCACCAATGATGATGTTGAGGGCACTGTCAAGGGCCATGGCCTTGATCCAAAAATTACTGGTAAACTCTATAACTTTGCTGAATATGACAGCACCAGTAGCACCGTTGATTTTGACAATGGTTTTAACTTGGCTATCATCTGGATTTATCGCCAGCAGGATGTTGTTGTCGCTGTCAATCACAGCATTGCTTTCTGGATAGTAATAATCAGTGCCAAGAGTACCTAGACTCTTCTTCCAAACCAACTCACCTGCGGGTGTGAACTTGGCAACCACTACACCCTGTCCACCCTGATTGAGATCCAGCTTACCAACTAAAATAGCATTGCCGGCACTGTCATAGTTGGTGCTGTAAACAGTTACACCTCTAAAACTGGGATTCTCCTCACTGTCTTCTCTGCGTAGGCGTACAAACCAACGATCCGTATCACCAGTTTGTACATCAATACTGCTGACGGATGTAAGCGATCCGCCACCACCACCGTAGGTTGCGCCACTGGCATCTTTGATAACTTTGCCTGTGGGAATAACAAGGTTACCATCCACATCGACCTGTACCGTATGTCCGTTGTTCTGTAGGCTGTTTGTACCAGCGGCTCCGCCTGCGGCTCGCCCTAACCACTTTTCGCCATCGTATATGTATGTGGTGCCATTATCGCCCGTGTACTGATCGTTAGTTCGGGGATTGTCTGGAAAATTTAATATTGCCATCTTGTTGTCCTTGTTATTTGTTTATTACCATGTACCCGCACCGTGTGCTGTACGTTTCCATATATTAGTTGAATTGTTGACATAGTCAGCTGTACAATAATAAATGTATGTACTATCAAATGCTAACATACCAGCTTTGTCACCTGCCGATCCATAACTGTGCGCCGGAACTGCTACTTTCTGATAGGCAGTGGTTTGAACAGTTGCATCTGGAAATGTCATACTACCATTAGCGCCAAAGTTATATATTGCACCGTTAGCATTAAACCATAGATCCGCCGTAGTTTGTAATACACCTTTACCGTTGGCTGCTGGATCAAAGTTGATTGTGCCATCAACCCCTAATGTAAAGTTGTAACTACCGTTGACCAATTCATTAAAGCTAGTAGGTATAGTTGGTTTGTTTAGTATTCGGCTCACACCGCTGGTAGCTGTCCAATCGCTAGGCACTTGTGCGGCCGGTATAGTTGGCTTGTTCTTGATATAGTCAAGTGCTGTATTATTTGTCTGTGTCCAATCGCTTTGTATCTGTACAGCAGGATACGGAGTAGGATTTGAATCAACCCAATTATGGTCATAAAACACATATAGTCTACCGCCAGCCGTATCATACCATAGATCTCCAGCAACTGGACTGATTGGCGGAGTTACGCTTTCAGTTACGCTTGCACCACCGCTTGCAGCGTTGGTATATACTTCAGTGAAGTTGGCATTGATCTTGCTAAAAGCAACTCGTAAACTATCACCTTGGTTGTCGTTAGGTGTTCTTCCAATATTGATCGTTTGTTTAGTCATTGCTGTTCATTCCACTGAGTTTGCGTATTCTTTCTAACTCGGAATCATCGCCCTGTTTGCTCATAAAGCTGGCAATTTCGTTGTATTGCTCCATGCCAACAACACCGTGCTGGCTGAGTTTTGTAACGATTTCTGCAACATCGTGGATGTCGGCATCGTCCTTGATTTCTTCGCGGGCTAGCTCTAGCAGGCGAATGAAGAGGGGAACGTCGAGTTTAATAATATCCATAGTCATGTATTTATTCGGTTAAATAGCTTTACTATGATTGATAAAAAACCCTTTACACAATTACTGCAAACGCTGAAAGACAGCGGCAAATACCGAGTATTCAACGACATTGTTAGAGAAGCAGGCAAGTTTCCTACTGCTATTTGGTACGGCCCTTACAACATCAAAAACATTATCAACTGGTGTTCCAATGATTATCTAGGTATGGGTCAGCACAAAGTTGTGCTAGATGCCATGCACACAGCCCTAGACCATACGGGCAGTGGCAGCGGCGGCACTCGCAATATTGGGGGTAGCAGTCACTATCATAAAGCACTAGAGCACGAGCTTGCTACTCTGCATAGTAAACAACGCAGTTTATTGTTTTCTAGTGCCTATGTGGCCAACGAATGGTCAATGATTGCACTAAGCAAGATCATTCCTAACATTCAGTTTATTTCAGATTCAAACAATCACAACAGTTTGATCATTGGTATCAGTCATAGTCGTGCGAGCAAGCAGATATTTGAACACAACAATATGCAGGATCTTGAAGACAAGTTAGTGGCAGCTACACTATCAGGACACACTCCCTGTATTGTTTTTGAAAGCGTTTACAGTATGGACGGCGATGTTAGCCCAATGAAAGAAATATGCGATCTTGCAGACAAGTATCGTGCCATTACCTACATAGACGAAGTACATGCAGTTGGGTTATATGGGGCACACGGTGCGGGCAAAATAGAAGAACTTGGTCTGCAGGATAGAGTTGACATAGTCAACGGAACCTTGGGAAAAGCGTTTGGTGTGCAGGGTGGCTACATCGCTGGGGATGCTGATGTGATAGATGGAATACGCAGCGTGGCAGCGGGCTTTATCTTTACAACATCGATGTCGCCAGTTACCTGTGCAGGTGCGTTGGCCGCTGTCAAGTATCTAAAAGAACACAACGAAATACGTGACAAGCATCAAGAACGTGCCCGCAAACTAAAATACCGTTTGGCCAAAGCAGGTATTCCAGTTATGGAATGTTCAACCAC